TTGGTAATGATTTAGTAATTGAAGATGGTATACTATTATGTGATTGTACTGGATTAACTTCAATTGAAATTCCAAATTCTGTAACTTCAATTAGAGGGTTTGCTTTTGCTTGTTGTGATGGATTGACATCAATTACAATTCCTAACTCTATTACTTCAATAGATGAAAATGCTTTTGCTTATTGTAGAGAATTAATTTCAATTATCATTCCTGATTCTGTTACCTCAATAGGAAAATTTGCTTTTGAAGGCTGTAATGGATTAACATCAATAACAATTCCAAATTCTGTAACTTCAATAGGTGATTTTGCTTTTTCTGATTGTAATGGATTAACTTCTGTTATAATTCCAAACTCCGTAACTTTGATAGGAGAAGGTGCTTTTTCTGATTGTACTGGATTAAAATCAATTGAAATACCCAATTCAGTAACTTCTATTGGAAAAGGTGCTTTTGAAGGTTGTATAGAATTAGAATCAATCACAATACCAAACTCAGTTACGATAATTGAAAATTTTGCTTTTGCTAATTGCAGTAAATTAACTTCTGTTACAATTCCAGATTCGGTTACTTCAATTGGACATGCTGCTTTTTGGGATTGCCACCCTGAATTAGAAATAATTAGAAAATGATACTAAAACTAAACACAGAAGAAACTCTTAAGTTATTTGATTATGCATATAAAAAATGTGATTATGCAGCAGTCGTAATAGAAGATAAATTTGTTTGCTTAAATTTCCTAACCACATTAGTAGATATTTTATCTAATGAGGAATCATTTGCTGTGATATGGGAGAAGAGAGAAGAAGCATATTATTTGTATCTTAAGCAAATAAATACTAAAAAAACATTACTCCTTAGTATTAACAATGATAAAGCCTTAGATGTAGCTAATAAGTTTAACTTACCACATCTAAAAATACTTTTTACCAAGAGTGAAGTAATTACTTATTTAGAATATTATCAACATTGGAGGAGAGGAGGAGAAGCAGAGATGCCAGACCCTAAAACTCTTGGATATGTAATAGATGAAGCAATAAGAATACTAAAAAGCCTCCCTAATTAGAGAGGCTTAATTTTTGGTGTTTAATAAGGCATAACAGGAGTCTGTGTTTGACTTTCCCATTTCCACATATTCAGATTATTGTAATACTTACCATTAAACTCCGAAACTTTCATATTAACACTTGCAATCCCTTCCGAACCTAAAGCTATCTTAGGTATCTTATCTCCAAAAGTAGTTACTACTATTGAATTAGGATGTTCTATAGAGGTCTCTTCTATAACATACTGAAACTTCACGAAAGCACTTCCGTCTTTTTTCTTCCCACTTAAGTCTGCGACATTAGTGATTTTCCCTTTAAATTTTAAAATCATTTTATTCTTTATTTGTTTGTTTTTCTTCGTCAATTAATTGGTCTTTATAAGAATACTTAATCGGTGAATTTATTTGATATTTACATCTCACGCATTCATCGATAAAATTATTTTCTATTGCTATCTTATAACGGCAATTCGAGCAATTTTCAGCTAAAATCCTCATAGGAGGTGAAATTAATTCATCTTTAGATTTATCATAAACTTCCTTCATGAACAGTTTAGCTAAGTCAAGAAATTCTGGGTCGTTAGCATCTCTAAGTCTATCACAAACAAGACTTTGAAGCACAAGAGAACTTTGCTCTATCTTTTGGTCTAACTCTTCTTGAGAGATAACAGTTTTTTCTTGCTTAACTAAAGGAACTCCACTCATAACCCTATTAACCTCTTGCATATACTTCTCTGCTGCATGAGAGGAGAAGAACAACTTAGATTCATTCTTTAAAAACACTCCCGTCTTTTTTACTTTAGGATATATAAACATATCATATATCCTCCAAGCCTCAATAGGGAGAACCATATAAGCAATTATGCATAGTTTCTCGTCTTTTGTTAATCCTAAAGAAACGTCTCCATCTATAAAAGGTATCTTTTCCATTTTGCAAATATACGAAAAAAAATTAAAAATTCCAATTAATACTTTTTGTTTTCACTTTTTCGCAATATTCTAAAACCGACTTTGGGTCAATTCCCTCTCCTCCTGCAATGATTTCTTTAAACATATCCAAGCTATCACAAAAATACCCTCTTTTTGGCACTTTTAAAAGCCATTTAGCCTGTTTGATTAAGTGTTCGGTATTATGGCTCGTTTCAGGGCATTTCATCTCTATACCCGTCAAAAATCCATCTTGAACAAATAATAAATCAGACACTCCACTAACAAGACCAAGAGAGAGCATAACTCCCCCTTGTCCTTGTGATTTTGTTTCTTGAAATGTTGCAAAAAGTTCTCCTCTTCTTTCAGGATAAGTTTCAGAAAAGTATCTAACACATTCTGCTTGTAGTTTATGTTCAGGTTGAGAGTGCGAGCGTTTCTTTGTAGGTTGGGTGAATGTTTTAATCATATAAACAATTATTGTTAAGCCATTTATCAACCTTAGGTATTCTTTCTTTGTAGCATTTAAACCACTCGTCATTATTTATAGTGTGTATCAACCTTGAGCAAATCTCTTTTGTTTGATTATACATCGTAGGATATGTTTTTAATGAGTTTTTTACTGCTCCATTAAAAATAGCTTGGTATATATTAGCTCTTGAGGAAATACCTGTGGTTTTAGCTATATCCGCAGCTCTTAAATCAAAGAGATTGCATACATGGTAAAATAGATGTCTATCTCTTATTTTGTATAATTCACGACTTTTATTATCTCTAAGGTCGTATCCTATAACGTCATTTGTTGTTAATAGGATTAATTCTTCTAATTCCATTATTTTCTTTTGTTTTTAATTTTACTCCAAATATTTTCATTAAAAAAGTACCAATAAGATGGTTTAATCTTTAAGGCTTCTGCTGCTTCTTTAAAAGCCTTCTTTTCGTAAGGTACATTCTTTAAGCAGACCTGTATTAAAATTCTATTAGTTTTCCAACCAGATATTTTCTTTCTTATCGCCCATTGTCCGATACTAAGCTCATGTTCAGGGATAGTGTCTGTTATCTTTCCAACCTCTTCTAAATAAAGTTGATACTCATGCTTTTCTGTAATAAATACACGACCACAAGCGGGACATACTTTGCAAGATATAGGCACTAACCTTCCACAACCCTCAAGACCATTAATATCCGTTCTATCAGGGTCGCAAAGTTTACTCTGTTGTAATCCACCAACAGAACCCTCATCATGCCATAGATTCCATTCTCTTGCTTGTTGATAAAGTCCATGTCTCTCGATATTGTTACCAAAATCTAAGATATAAAACTCCTCTTTACCTGGGAATATCCTTGCACCTCTTCCGATAGCTTGTAAATACTTAGTAATAGAAATGGTTGAGAAGTTAAGAATACACACCTCTATATCGGGGCAGTCGAAACTTGAAACAGCCATACCGACGTTTACTAACACTTTGAATTTGTTATTTGCAAACTCTTCAAAAACTACCGACTGCTCATCGGAATAAGTCTTATCAGAATCAAAAGAACCTGAGAGGACATATTTAGCCGATACTCCTTGTTCGTTAAACTCTTGTGTTATAGCAATAGCTTGCACAGAAGACACACAGAAGCATATAGCTTTTTTATCAGGAGTAATCCTTTTGTATTCAGATACAACACCTGTATATACTTGCTTACTCTCGAAAACTCTTGCTAAAGACCTTTGGTTATAATCTCCACTATACTTATCTATACTCACGGTATCTAACTTAGGAGCAGGTAAAGAGAAATGTCTTGCTTTAGTAAGGTAATGCAAGCTAATCAACTCCTCTATATCTATCCCTGACACTATTGCATTATATAAGTGTCCTAATTGTTTTTGTTTAGAATATCTATGAGGAGTAGCTGTACACCCAATCACAAAGCATTCAGGAGTTATGTAGTCAAATATATAATCAGCCACAGTCTCATGACATTCATCTATAATCAATATATCAATAGTCTTTATAAACTCTCTCCACACCTCTTTCTTTACTCTATTCTTTATTGTTTGAGCCATACCAGCTACTACATTACATTTAGGGATATGAGAATACTTAGGATTAACATAAGAGATTTTTAGTCCTACCGATTCAAGAGTGCCACCATTTTGAAATAACATCCTTGTACGACTTGAGAGGATTAGTATTTTAGAGTTTTTTAATTGGGACTGTTTTGCTATGTAACTGAAAATTAACGATTTTCCAGACCCCGTAGCAGCCTGCATTATCACTCTTTTATGCTTAGCTAATCCAGTTCTAATCTCTTGTATAAGTTCTTTTTGATATGGTCTTAATGTTTTTTCTTTCATTTTTATTTTATTTCCTTTTTAATGTTATAAAGCAAAAGTTCAAACCCTCAAACTCAATCTTCTTATACCAATGTGCCAAGAATGAACCGACCTCTATTTTATATATATCTTTAATTATTTCCCTCCCTTTTTTAGACAAAGGGTTAACATACTCTATAAGAGCAACTCTACACACTACATTATCAGCCGTGATAATATCAGGGTAAGGTTCAGAACAAATAAAGTCTATATTATTCTCTATTGCCAATAAAGGTACATATATCTGTGGCAGGTAGTTATGCTTTATTCTTATCAATTTTCTTAAGTATTAAATAGTAACATTCAGTATCACTAACCTCTTTTCCATAGTTAGTCCTCCAATAATCCACAATCTCTGCTATACTCAAATTATAAAGATGTAAAGCGATACAATCTGATATTTTGTTATTCAAAGGGATTATAGTTTTGTTGATAATCTTATATCTTGTCTTATCTGCCATAATCAAGGTTTGCCCTATTTCTGCTTTACCTATCTCTCTATTAAGCATAAAAGCTAAAGGTAATAAAATAGCTGCATTCTTAAGTCTCCAGCTTATATGAGTTATTTCTATATCCGAGTCCATATCTTATTTTTTTATCATTTTGTTTATTTTCTCTTGATAGTGTAACTTTCCTATAAAAACAGATAACCTACCAAGAGGAGTACTTTTATCACTATTCAAATATAACATATTAGTTACATGTTTTATTTTGTCTATAAATTGAAACCTATTAATCTTCTTTCCTATACCCCATTCATAATATTTATTTTTATTTAAAATATCAATATTATCGTCATAATTCACTTCCTTACCGTCATTAAGTCCTATTTTATAAAACTCAAAAGCGAGTAAACATAAAGCATAAGGTATTCCATTTTTAGCATTGTGCATTCTTAACATATCTAAAATATGAATCACACCACTACTGGTTGAATTAATATATACGACAGCATCTCTATACTGCATATAGTTCAACTCTTCCTCATAAAGGAATGAGAATCTACCTATCTCTTCATACTCTTCAAGGAAATTTTTTATAGCTTGAATATCTTTAGACTTAACAGCATCATTCACCCCCTTAACATAAAGGGAGTAAACGAATTTTGCCACAGCATTAATTTTAATATTATCTAAAATAACCATATCTTATTTAAAAAAAATTTCTCCACCATCTACCATAACTTGACCATCCAAAAGAGTATTTTCATCTACCTCATGAGTCCAAGCAACAATCAAATTCAAATCTAATTTCTCACTAATATCTCTAAGAACATCTAAGTCTCTTGTAGTAAAAGCAACGTCATCAACAAAAGCCAAACGAAGAGCTTTATCTTTCAGGTTAAGTCTTGCAGCTTGTAACATAAGTCCAATTATAGTTCTTTGGAAAGAGGAGTACTCAAACATAAATCTATGTTCTTTATTTTGGTTATTAAAGTATTCAGTATCATATTCTCCATTGTACATAACCCAAACCTCAACTTTACCTGAATCGGTTTCTCTTGGTACGATATTCATACCTTTGACACCACAATCTATTGAGGCATATAGTTTTCTAAGAGTATCTATTTCTTTCTCATATATACCTTTAGCCTCTACCCAAGAAAGCCAATATTGATAACGAGTATAAACAGAGTTAGTTTTTTCAGCAGCAGTTTTTCTTTCTTCTAATCCTTCTATCTCCTTTTGAAGTTCTGTTGTATCAGCCACTTTCTTTTCAGGATAATTTAATGGAGAATCAGATAGGGCTTTGTATCGTGCATAACTACTTTTTAATGCTTCTGCTAAGGCTTGGTCAGGAGAAGCAAGTTTAGGCTCGATAGGATTATGATTCTTAACCCATTCATCTTGATAAGCATTTACTATCTCTTGTACTTTTTGGAAAGCATCTGAATTTCCTAATACCTCTGCTGCTCTATTTCTCAAATCTAAGCAATCAGATACTAAATTATATTTTTTTTCTAAAACAGCATTATAAATATTAAGAGCTTCTTGATATTCCTTCTCTTTAGCCTCGTTATCTAATCTTATCTTCTCTTTAATAGCTAACCCCTCATCCTTAATCTTTTGTAAAGCATCAGACCTTTCTCTATCTATCTTAGCTTTCGCAAGTTCATAAGCATCATTCCCACCATTTTCAAGTCTATCTTTCTCTAATTTCTTAGCAAGTATAGTATCTTCGATTGTTTTTACGTCGATAGCTTGTAACTTAGATAATTTATTTTCATCCCAACCTTCTTCCTCAAATACAGACATAAAAGCACCATTAGCTTGAGCTATTGCCCTTGCATTATCTCTTATCTTCTTGGCTTTTAAAATTCTTTCTACAACCTCATCAGCTCCAAGTGCTTCAAGTTCTGGTTTAAATAACTTCTCTATAAGTTTTCTATGAACAGCTTGATTCTCTGAATGCAAATCAGGCATAGAAAAAGTAAGTTCAGTTGTAAGCATTTTGACATAATCAGAAGCAGTACAAGGAACTCCGTCAATAATAGGAGTATATTGTTTCCCGTTCTCATCCTTAGAATAAAGAAATATTTCAAACTTAGGCTCTCCTTTACTTTCTCCTTTTTGATATTCTGTTACCTTTGCTCCTACGAACAACTTAATCTCTCCGTCAAGAAGTTGAGCTTCTGCTAAATATCCTTTTTCAAGAATATCTTTCTTTTTAATAGCATCTGAACCACTTATAGATGTTTTTATTAAATCCAGCAAAGTCGATTTTCCGTTACCTGTTTCGCCAGTTATCGCTATCAATTTCTTATCTAAAATACTTGGAGTTAGATTAGCAGCACGGATAATACCATGATTTTCTGCTCTAATTCCTATTAATTTTACTTGTTTTTGTTCCATTTTTTTATTTCTTATTTATTTCCTCTAAATCTTTCCCACTATTAAGATATTCATCAGCAAATCTAACTCTATCCTCTACTTTTTGCAACATATCTCCCATCTCTTGCCTTGTAAAGACAAACTCTATTCCCCTACTCTCGTCTAAAACAGGTCTCACATCAAAAGGATTATCATCAAATTGAGGTCTATACTTTAAGAGAATAATCTCATCTACTTCAGGGAATAATAAAAATTGAGCAAGTATTTGATACTTATGTTCATCAAATGCTTCAATTCTTTTCTTATCATAAGGAAGAGTAGGCGAGAAATACCTGCAAATAGCTTTATCTCCAACAACACACTTTATCTCTATAAGTTTCGTCAATATACCCTCCTCAAATACAAAGCAGTCAGGCGAACCACCTAAACCCCAATCATTCTTAACAAAGACTATCTCATCAAAATCTTTACTACAATGTTTAATATCCCATTCAGGATGTTGGCTTCTCATCCACTCAACTGCATAAGGTTCGTTTTCTGTACCAAGAGTTAATGAACGAGCAAACTTAGGGCATAAAGGCTCATTAAACGTCCTCTCGTATTGTTTTTGGTAAAGATAGGTAATATTACCCTCTATCCATTTTCCACTCGCAGAAAAGAGCTTATCCACCTCAGAAGCAGTAATAACTCCTACTCTCTTTTTAAACCATTCTTTTTCCCTATTTTCCATTTTTTAAGATATTTTCAATTTCAGTACTAATTATATATTTACTTCTCATATCGTTTACCTTTCCTCCACTCTTAACAAAAGCTACACATTTATCCCAATTAGGGTGTTGCTGATTAAGAACAGGAGGAATAGTTGGAGGGAGTTTAGATATTCTTAAACCCCATCCCATTTGTCTTGTCTCCTCTCTGGTAAGTCTAACAGGGAAATCCTTAATATCTTCTAAATGCCATTCATCTTTTCCTGCTAATTTACATAATAGCTTTTTATTAGTGGTATTTAAAACCATAGGAAGCGTAGCATAAGGATTAGGAGCAAAGTACGCTAAGAAAGCACTTATTTCTTTACCATTTACATTCTCTTTCTCCTTAAATTCTATTCTTTCAATAACGATATATTCTATATCTTTCCCATTAGGTAATATCTCAACTCCACTATGAGTTAGTTTACCTCCACATCTTATGTGTCGTCTGATTGGTTCTTTCATATTATTTTTATTTAATAGTTTTTAATATTAATAATTTTCTTTCTTTACGAGTAGCTAATCTAACGTCTCTAATATCGTTATCATTAGATATACGTCTTGAACTCTTTGCTACCTCTTCCTCGTCATATAGATAATCTGTGTCAAGACACAAGGCTATCTTACAACCCAATATGTGTTTACTTTCGTCTTTAACGAAAATATAAGCCATGCCACTATTTATTGTTTTACAATAGTAAATTTTGTCTTCTTTCATTTTCATTTTGCAAAGATAATTTATTTTCTAATACTATTTTATTTTTTAAGGTTATTTAACAGTTGGGTTGGTAAGTTATTACCTTTAAAACATTCTGATTCTTATGCATATTATCCCAAGATTGTCGCAGGTCGGGCAGTTAAATCCCTCTTCATAAGAAAGTTTTAGAAAATATCGTCCGTGCATTTATTCGCTGTTCTGCAATTTTAAAATATTCCTCGTCTTTCTCTATTCCGATACCTATTCTATTGTTTTTTATAGCTGCTAAAATTGTACTGCCACTCCCCATAAAAGGGTCTAACACTGTTTCTCCTTCTTTAGAACTGTTTAAAATATATAATTCCATTAATTCTACTGGCTTTTCTGTTGGGTGTATTTTATTCCCAATTATATTATTAAACTTATGAACAGTTTTTGAAGAAGGGTTATTTATAGTCTTAGCATTTCCTTTCCTCATAAATAAAACATACTCACAATTTTTCATATACCACCTATTAGCATTGGCGTTATTCTTTTCCCATATTAAAAGATTGTGAGTTTTAAATCCCACTCTCTCGGCTAATTGTTGGATAGTAAATAAGTTTAATAAGTTTGTCATTATATAAATATGTGAGTTGTTTTTTAAAACCCTGTAACTTTCTTTTAACCAATCTAAATGATTAATATCATTCTGTTCAAATATCTTTCCATCATTTTTTGAAAGTACAGAGTTAGGATAGCCACTTGCCCACTTGCTTTTATTTCCTCCTGATATAGTTCTATATGGTGGGTCTGTTACAATTAAGTCTACACTCCCATCAGGTATATCTTTCATAACCTCTAAACAATCTCCATTATACAATTTTATATTTCCCATAATTTATTTTTTGCAAAGATACTAATTAGTTGATAACTTACAAATTATTTAACATTATTTAATACTAAATTCGTAATTACTATTGTTTGACTTCTCTATATCATAAAGTATCTCACTCAATTCGTCTTCGAATTTAGGCTTATCATTTTTAGCTAATAATCTCTTTTGTGCTTGTTTCCTTCTATTTTCCGCTTTTTTAGGGGATTCATAAAATATGTATTCCCATAATTTATTTTTTTTATAGAACTCATCCAAATAATACTTAGTTACGTTTATATGTTTTAACATTTCCGCTTTACTCATATTCTTGCAGTTGTCTAAAATAAACTGCTCATGTTCTTCTGTTACTTTATGTTTTAATACTCTTAATTTATTTTTACTCATAAATTTCCTCACTCTATTCTCGGATATTCCTATTTCAGAACACATCTCTTTTACTTTTTTAGTTTTATAATTATCCCTGACATACTGCTTTTTTTCTTTTGTAAATTTTATTTGGCTATTAGTCCTTTTCCTATTGTAAAGATAACAAGGGGTTAAGTTATTAGCAGTCATAAACATACTTATAGTAGTATGATTTACTCCTAATTGAATGCTCATATCTCTAATAGACATTTTTTTATAATTAGCTAACACAAATTCAGTATCCAGTTTTTTGTTCTTCATGTTATTGTTCAAATGTATTCTTTAAAGCCTCAATAATTTTATATATAGATTCAGGTTTACCCCCAGTTACACCAAAGACGTAGTAGTTTAAGTCATAAAAAGCATCGCTCATATCTCCAAACTTCTCTTGATGTTCATCATCTATACATTCAATCCCTTTTCTTATCTTCTTTGATAAAGCCAATATTTGCTCTATCTTATTCTTATACCCTGCTTTTAAGTGCATACCATAGTTCTTTAAGCTACTACTAACTTTACCTGCTGTTAGCTCTAATAAATCAATATACATAAACATAATAGTAGTATTTTGGTTTATAGCCGAATTTACATCGTCTATATCCTCTTTAGACATTATCTTTTCAGGAAAGACCATTTTTTCCTTTTTTGAACCTTTAATTTTTGCTCTTCTCATTTAATATTTTATTATTTGGTGAATATTTTTCACTTTTTTATCTTGCACAATTCCAAGACAATCGACAACAGAATGTCCTTCAATTTTAAAAGTTATTTCTATTTCTTCCGCTTCCAAGTCTTTGTAATACTCTAATAGGGCTTCTTTGATTTTTTCCATGTTCATTTATATTTAAAATTAAAAAGTGCTACCATTAATTTGATAGCACTTGCAAAGATACGATAAGAAAAAGAAATAACAAAATATTTAACTATATTTTAACCCTTAGACATAGTTTCAATAGCTGCATTATTATCTATATTAGGAAGTACAGGGTTAGTTTCGTCAGCACCTCTTGCTATTTCTTCGTCCCATTCTTTCTTAATTTTCTCCCATTCTCCAACTCCAGCTCTTTCTAATTCATTAACTGCTGTTTCTCTACTCAACACTCGAGCATAAACTTGATTAGTAACGATAGAAGAAACCTCCATTTCATTACTTGGAACAAATACTTGAGGTTCAAAAGATAACTTCATCTTACTATACCCCATAGTATCTTGTTCTATCAATCCAACAATCTCTTTAAATATACTTACAACCTTCTTTAAAGCAGGGTACATCCTCGTATGAGCTTCGATAGCAGCTTTAATTTCAGGGAAATAAAGAGTACGTAGATAAGCTCCTGAATCGTTACTGCCTTTAAGCAAGTCAGGAGTAATAATAACCGTATTAGTACTTTCCCATAACATCTTAAAGTTTATATCTAAGTCGATAGTAAACACATTAGAAGCATCAGCAGGTTGTAAAATCTTAGCATCAGCATCCTTAGTTTTACCACCGATAACCTTTCCTTGAAAATTCACATTAGGCAAGCTCATAGCAGGGGAGTTCAGGAAAAGAATTTGAAAAGCATAATACTTTCCACTCTCTGCTAAATCAGACATAAGTTTCTCTATCCTATTAATAGTATTTTGAGCATGCCCCCAAATAACATCAGGCTCTCTATGATAAGCAACAGGACATTGTGTTAAGCCATGTATAGTCTCTCTAATAAGGTTATAACCGTCATTGCTCCTTTTTACACCCTCTTTTGGTTCTCCTTTTATCCACAACTTAACACTTTTATTATCATAAATCTCTACAGCTTGGTTGTTCTTATAAGAGAATACTCTAATAAACACATCGTTACCATTCTCATCTAAAGCAGTAACACAAGTATCTCCTTTATCGAAACGAAATATTTTAAAATCTACCTCATTTTTATTACGATAAAGATACCAAGCAACATCTCCTGTTCCAAAAGCACCCTCTGTGAAGTCCATGAAAGCATTATTCATACCTCCTAAATTCCAATAAGACTTTAATGTTTCAAGCCTTTCAGAATCCTCTGCACGTCCCTCATTCCCTAACCATATCCCACCACCAGCAGTATGACATACTTTATGAGATAAGATAGTCTTTTGAAGAGCAAAAGAAACTCTCTCAACCTCTTCGTATCCGTCAAAAACATTCTTTTTTTGCTCTGTATCGTATTTATACTTAGGTCTATTACTACGATAATTCACATCATATATCACATGAGAGCTTGGGTTAAGCTCATCAAGGAACATAGATTGAGTATATTCTATAAACCTACCCCTATCTAATACAGCAGGAGTAATCGAACTTACATAAGTTGATTTAGGTTGATTATTATTCCATAATCTTCTCTTCCATGCTGGCTTTACTAATAATTCATCTATATTTTCCATAATTAAAATATTATATTATTTTTTTAATTCTTGCTTTTATTGTTTCAATTGCATCAGGATTATTATCTATTACAATCCACCTTCTACCTAATCTTTCAGCAACAGCAGCAGTAGTCCCACTACCCCCAAAAACATCTAAAACAATAGACCCCTCATTACTACTTGCCTTAATTATTCTTTCAATAAGTTTTTCTGGTTTTTGAGTTGCATAACCAATTTTTTCTTTTGACATCGCATTAATTGTTGCAATATACCATGTATCAGAGGGCAAAACTTTATCATCAGGAATTTCGGATGATTGGCTTTTGGTTGTAACCATTGCACCCTTATAATTTAGTCGATTTTTTGATCCTTCAGTCATCAAATTATGATCTTCGAGAACATCTAAGTAGTTAAATAGAAAGTTATCTGATTTTGTATAAAACAAGATATTATCATGCTTACTATTCCATTTAGTTTTTCCTCTCCCTCCCCATAAGTACCACCATATAATTTCATTTTGAAATCTATCTTTACCAAAAACATCATCAAGTAATATTTTTACATAATGTCCAGCATGCCAATCAAGATGAACATAAATACTTCCTTTCTCACTTAAAAGTTCTTTAAGTAAAACAAGACGAGGATATAGCCACCTTAGATAATTGCATTCTCCTTTACTACACAATAGCTCTATGTTTATTATCTCATCTACTCTATTCTTAGGTTCATAAACATCTTTCCAAGCTGGCATTCCAAACTTCTCATCTACTTTTATTCCGTAAGGAGGGTCAATGTAAACTAAATCTACTTCCACTCCATTCTGTATAAGCTCTTTCATTAAGATTAAATTATCTCCATGAAGTACTTGTCCGTTTCCTATTTGCATAATTCTATATATATTTCAACAATTTTTTCGCATTCATCTTCAATCTTATAATTCTCTTTAATATAAGAGCTTAGGTTTTGTTGTAACTCAGTAACTCTTTCAGGATTGTTCAGTAACTTCTTTATTTCTTTTGCCCAATCCTTAGCTTTACTCTTAGTAGGCATCAAGACACAAATATCTTTATCCTTAGCAACACTTGAATAAGGAGTAAGGTCTTGACATATTACTGCGGTGTTCTTATAACCTGCCTCTACGAGCTTTAGTTCAGATTTGTAATGGCAAGGCTTAGTATCCACCAAAGGCACTAAGAGAACATCTAAATAGTCGTAGTGAGTAAGGTAGTTATCAATATCTTTAGTCCATCTACGAGAATAAGGTTCAAAACTTTCATAAGGATAAGGTTGAGGTATCATTTGAGATAGATACTGCTTGTATTCAGGAGAAATAATTGAAAGATTATCAGTTAATATCCTTTCAAAATTCCCCCAAGGGCTTTCTTCGTAGGTAGAGAATCTCCATTGAGTATTTCCTTTTGAATCATAATATGGAGTTACACATTTATCATCAAATCCAATAACCATAAACCTAATCTTATCCAATTCGGGTTTAAGGATATTAACTACTCCTCTAAGGAGTTTTACATCTTCAATATGAGAAGCTCCACAAAGTATTCCCACTCGAAGCCTTTTATCTTTTGTTTTAGTTGTTTTAACTTGTATTTCATCTTTATCTATCACGTTTTTAATTACTGCTACATTCTTATTAAGTTTAAGCAACTCTTTTCTAAAGTATTCTGTTGTAGTAGTAACATAATCTGCATTCTGTAAGGCGAAGATAGTCTTTTTATTTAAGCCGTTAGTAACGTAGTTAGTGTATTGCGATAACTCTTTGATAGGAATCCAGTAATCATCAATATCAACAATTATTTTAGCTTTAGGATTATGATGTTTAATCAAATTAAAAGCATTATGATAAGCACAACTATTCTCGTGTACATGAATAACGTCAAAATGTTGAGAGATATAAGGATTGATTTTAAAATCATCAATACTTATGCTGGCTAATCTTACTTTATCCTTCATCTTATTATAAATATAAGCCGCTCTATCTATCATCCTATATTTTCCTACCCCTGTTTCATTGGGTACAATGTTTAATACTTTTATCATTTTTATCTTTATTTTAATTTACCAATCCATAAGATAATCCTCTTCATTATACTCAATCTCTTCTTCATCTTTTATTTTTGCATTAATCTCGAATATCATCCTATATATATAGCAGTCGGTATCATCAGGAGAGCAATAATGTTTTTTCTTGTAAGTATTTTTACTCTCAAAATATATCTTTCTATTGCTATCCTTTTCATACCTTAAGAATAACTCTTTTTCTTGAAGTAACACTTCTTGTAGAGTTTTCTTTTCATTATTCCTTCCATAAGGGATTATAGTATTAGGGTCTATTGTACAAGTAATTAATCCACTCTTATATAAAGCTATTAATTTATCCATTAATTGGTCTCTCAAGGAAACATAATCAATAATAATAGTTTTATTGCCATTCTCATCATATTGAGGCAAAGGTCTTGTGTGTGATATAATAGGTATAGAACCTAATAAATAATCATCAATATAATTACCTATCCCATTTCCGTCAAAACATATATGATGTCTTTTAACCCCATACTTTTCACTTAATCCTTTCAACCAAGATACTTTCGCTTGAGCATCATCAGTATAAGTTATCTCTCTTGCTATTGCCGTTAACCCTCTCCATACCCAAGCCACAGAAGGGTCATCTCCATCTCCAATATCCGCACTAATATACATAGTAGTATTAGTATCAACAGCATTAGAAAATTGGAAGGTTATATCAGAGCGAGTAAGCATAGTAGAACCTTTTTCTGTTTCGTTCCAATAGCCATAGAATAACTTTCTTTGTTCCGCAGAGCCTAAGTTGAATACGTTAGATACGTGTCCACCTTGAGTGCTATGAATCAAAATCTTATTATCCATCATAGCACAAGGGATAAAAGTAAAAGACTTAACCATATCATATTTAGTAAGCCCAAAATCTATCATTTCTTGAGTAAGTTTAATTTCGGCTCTATCAATAACCTCTTGTTTAGTATTACCCCATATTATATCATGTTCACTTTTACCAGATAACACAAAGTATCTAATCTTTCCTACACGTTCGGGGATAATTAAACCCTCCTCGTCTATATACCAATCTATCATAGTACGAGTAAAGTGCCAGCCATTACAGTTAAAAGTAGCTATCATTTTAGGTTTGAACCCAGAATTATCTCTATTTCTCGAAAAAAAGTAAGACCAAATATTAAATGAGAAATCTGTAAGCTCATCAAAAGCAATAAAAGAACATTGCTTATTCTTAGCTTTCTCTTGAGCCTCCCTCTCGCTTTTCTCTGTGTTCCCTTCAAAATTCGAGTGAGTTAGTTGTATTGAACTATTCCATTTTGCAAAAGTAAAGGTAGGATTATCTGCTGCCGTAAAGGAGCAGTCTTGATAACCTAAATAAATCTGTTTAGCTTGGTCAAGGATAGAACCACCCCCAGACTTAGCAGATACAAGTTCTTTTTTTATAATAAGAGCATTGTATCCATATCTATCTATCCCTCTAAGAGCTTCCATAAGTAGACCAAATGATTTCCCTCCACCTGGTTCTCCACCTGCAAATAACAAATCTACTTCTATCGTACCAAAACTCTCTTGTAAACCCTTTTGAGGCATGTAGTCGATATTGTCCCTAAGTTTAAACCCATTAATAATATTATACCCCTTATCTTTCAAGGTAGGAGCTTTCCTCACTACTTCTGGATAAAGTTCTGGCATAATAAAATTTTTGTTCTTCGGAGTAAACATGTTATTTTTTTTGCAAATATACAAAAAAAAATCATCTAATTAAGTTTGTATTTAAAAAAGTAGTATATTTGCAAAAATTAATAAAGATAAAAAAAAACATGAAGACAAAAATTTTAGAGGCATTAAAGAACAAGTACAAGAATTTGGGCTTTAGTGATAAGGTATTTGAAGGGGTTACCAACTCTATCCAAACCTTCGTTAAAGAGGAAGCAGAAATTGCAACGTATGTAGACGGGGCAGAAAGTATGCTTAAAGCCTTCCAAAGCTCGGCAGACCAATTAAGACAAGAGAAAGCTCTTTTAGAAAAAGAGAACTCTGAATTAAAGGCTTTGAAGGATAAAGAACCTAAAGAACCTAAAGAACCTAAAGAACAACCACCTACACCACCTACACTTGACCTTGATGCTATTGCTGATATAGTTAAACAAGCTATATCTCCATTTCAACAGAAAGTAGAAGCATTAGAATTAGGGGAGAAAAAGAAACAAATACTTACCACTGCAAAAACACAATTCCTTACAGATGAAATTCATCCTGAAAGAAAGGCATTAGCCGAATTAGCGTTTGAAACAGTGTCAACAAGTATATCAAATGACACCTTACCAGAAACTATTGTTAATCAAGCTAAAGACTTCTTTAATAAACAATGTTCAGCTATCGGAGTTAGTGGTTATAAGCCAGAGGGTTCAGAAGGAGATGCAAAACCAAAAAGTGCTGCTCAAGAATTTGTTGAAAAGCAGCAATCTAATACCGAATCTAAAACGAGTAAAATCGCAGAAAGATTAGGTATAGAAACAAAAGATTAATTAATTTAATACCAAAACATTATGTACGATTATCAAATGACTTCAAAGAGTACTACCTATGGTGGTTCAAGAGTTGTTTTGACAGGAACTAAGTACGGCGTTTCAAGTGGTCGTTATAAGGCAGACCTTACAAGGTTGCCTGATATGGCTAATGGAATTATCCCTGCTGGTACTCCTATCAAAATGGATGACACACTTAGAACTGTGGACATTCATTATGCTTTTGAAGTAATTGGGTCAGGCTCAACTGCAAACACACTCAGAGTTAAGAAAGGCTTTGAGGGTAGTAGATTAAAAGATGGAATGATTCTTATGGTTACACCTTCAGGAGCAACAGCTACTGGAACAGGTGCAGTTATTTCTGGATTAGATAGAACAAATGCAGATTACGATGAATTTACTTGTGCAGCTTTATCAGGAGCTACTTCAGGAGAAATTTTAGTAGAAGCATCAGCATCAGGAGCAACAGCTACTATTAAAGTATTGCCAAACGCATTTACTTTTTATGATGTAGTTAAAGACCCTAACGCTACCTATCTTTTTATAGATGGTTTGTTCAGCCAAACTGACGGAGTACTATTAACCAATAGAATACCTCCAATCTCATCAGTAATTAAAACTTATATGGCAGACCCTAATGGAGGGAATTGTACTATAAGGTATTCAACATCTAAAGAATAAGGAGGTAACCAATGAATAGACAATATCAAAACTACAACATACTTACAGATTTAGTAGGTAGTCAGGAAGATTTTAAGGTTCTTATCGATAATGCTAACTCAAAGTATAACAATGCTTTGTGGAGGTCATTTACCGATATTAAACCAGCTTCAATATCTAAAAAATTCTCTGCCATTGTTCAAGAAACAGGAATTATAGTAAAAGCCTCAGTTATAGGTTCAATGGGTAAAAAGCCTTTGATTTCTACAGAAGGAGGAAAAGTTTATTCCGATAGTATTCATAAGATAGGACAGGGATTTAAGGTAGACCAATCAGATATCAACCATATCGAGGAAATGAATTTAGTTTCTGGAGATTTAGCAACAGAGATGCTTAAAACCTACGACCTTAGAGCAACAACAGTTATAGGAGGATTTAATGCAACATGGAACGATTGGGCTTTTCAAGCTCTTTCTAACCAATCTATTGCAATAAAGAATCAAGGTATAACAGATTATATTGTTGATTTAAGGACACCAGATGAAAACAAACTTAAAGCTAAAGGTAGTGCAGGTTGGTTTACAAGTGGAACAACAGCTAAGATTGCTGATGACTTAGTACGAATGGACAAAGAAGCAGACGATAAAGGTATGCCTTCAATGAGAATGTACTGTGTTTCAAGAGCAACAGCTGATAAAATGATTCTTGATGCTAACCTTAAATCTATGGTTAATGCTTCATTAGGATATTATGATACTACTAATGCTTATATTAGCAGAAAGCGTTTCTTAACTCTTGTATCTCAAATCTTAGATATTCCACCTATCGTTATCATAGACGAAAAATCAAGAATCGAAGTTGATGGAGTACCACAATTAGATTCAGCATCTTTCAGTGATGATAAGGTAGTACTTGTGCCTCAAATGGCAATATTTGACATGCACAATTCCCCAAGTGATTACACTAAAGACAAAAATCCAGCAACTCTTAAAACTTTTGCTGAAGGCGGTTTAATAGGTGCAATTCAGTTGTATGAATCAGACCCTATCCAAGTTGTTACAAATATGGAATCTTGGTCATTTATTACGTTTAAGAATCCAAATTGGATAATTGCGTTAGACCATACATCATATTCAGCAACAGGAGCATAATACCTAATTAGATATGACAACAATAGAACAATTCCTACAAAATAGGCTCATCGGTTTCAATGTAAGCTCTCAAATGATTGAGGACGCTGCGAATAGTCCTGTTGAACAAGGCTTGGATGCTTTATTCTTATCGGATAGTGCTTATCCATGTCCTATGACAGATGACTTTATGAGAAGAAGAGATTATGCGGAGGGAACGTTGTATTATATGTGTATCGGCGTTTTCTCTTCCACTGGGGAGAAGAAACAAATAGGTAACAGAAGTTATACCTCTGCAAGTATCTCCATTTCTCTTAGCGATAAAAGCACACTGTTAAATAAAGCAAACGGACTAAGAATGAAATGGGGGTACAAAGTGGAGGAAACGGATAATACAGGTATTCATAATTATTCAGAGCTATGGTAGATGATAACTTTTATTACCCTGATTACTGCTTAGTAAGTAGAGGAGGTGGAACAACAGATGATGAAGGAAACGAAATATTTACTTCGGTTTACGAGGGAGTATGTAATGTCCAATATTCTCAAGGGGGTAACACGTCTTTACAAGGTAATACTTATCAATCAACACCTACTCTTGTACTTCCTGATAATGATTCTATCTTTTTAATTAATGATATGGTCTTAGTAAGGACAAGAAAAGGGAGAGAAATAAATTATAGCATAGAACAATTTGAAGACATAGAAGATGAAGATATAGGAGGAACTACAATTTGGTTAAAACAAGGTAATGATATTTAACGAAAAAGGGAATGTCAAACAACACTGTTATATTTACCAAAGGACTTACTAATTTCTCTATTGATATTGAAAAAAAGATAATAGAAGTATTAGACTATGTAGCTCAAGACATTATACTTTTCATTGAAGGAAGCCCTGACATACCCGTATTAACGGGAAACTTAAGGGATAGCACAGGATTAGGGATATACCATCACGGAATACTAACAAGATATGAACCTTTAAATACTGCTGTGATAGCACAAAAATATAAAGGTAATCAGATTTGGGGTTTCCAAGAACTTGATAAAGCATATACGTATGGAGCAACCTTATATTCTAAAGGGATTTGGTTAGTGTTATTCTCATCAGTACCTTACGCTATATCCATTAACGAAAAAAAGAATTACTTTGATGACCAAATTGTAAAACAATTAAAATCAATTATAATGCAACAAATAATCAAATTACAATGAAAATATCAGATATAACGCCAAAAGAAGGATTAAAGCAATTGCTTATAAACGCAGGGGTTACTACAACCATCTACGCCAATAACGATATGCCAACAACAGGTCTGCCTAACGAGTTTATCTATATAGTTCAGAATGGTTTGATTACAAGCTATACTAAAGAATTATCTTATTCTTTATCCACCTTATCTGTATCATTATCCGTAAAACTTCTATCTACAGGAGCTACTAACATAGTAAAAGAGAAAATTCTCTTAGGCAAGATAGAAAGCTCTATACATAGAAAATCTCTCGACGATAACTATTTTGAATTTGACCTAACTAATCTTATGTCCGATTCCCGTAATATTGTCGCAGGATATTCAACAAAAATCATTAACATTCAAGTTAAAACATATAAAAAATAAATATTATGGCAACAATAACAAATTTTGAGACTTTAGGAAAATTCTTTGTTGGTCAAGGTGATATGATTATCTTTGACACTCCTACTGATTATTCCACAGCTACTTTATCCTCTTTAGCAAATCCTAAATCTTTAGGAGATATTAAAGGAGACTCTACCTCTTGGACAGGAGACGATGCAAGCATTAGCAATATTGTGAATGAGCAAGGTAATAACGTAATTAGTTACGTAAAAGCAGGCACTTTATCATTCGAGGCTGAAATCCTTTCTACTTCTTCTGAAATAATCAAGAAGTTTTTAGGTGGAACAGCAGTTACTTCTGGAGCTACATTTGCTTCTGGAGCAACATGGGCTTCTGGTTCAACAGTAACTGGATTTGGAAACAAATTACCAGTTATCGAAGCACCGATAGCTATCGCTAACGATACATTAAACAGAACTTTAATATTCCCTAAAGCTAAGATTATAGGTAACTTTACTTTATCAGACGGGGTATTAACAGCTAAGATTAGTGTTGTAGCACAAGGAATAGATACAACAGCATTACAGACAGGTATGATTGTTGATGGGTCATTAAACTACCCAGCATAATCTAAATAGAGTTTAGCCTAAATTTTACGGCAGGTGGTAATAGACTGCCTGCCTTTTTTTTAATTAAAACATAAAATATAAAATGGAACAAGAAGAAATAGAAGAGATTTTTAATGTAGGACATAGTATATCAAGAACACCACCACAGATAGTTGAAGTGCAAGGCAAAAGATATAAAGTGCCTCACTTATTGCAGAAAACATTAAGTAAAATAGAGAATTTAAGGTTTGATATAGAATTAATGCCAGATAAGCGACAAAAGAGAAAGAAAAAGATGTTAGATACTTTATATGCTAAGATAACTGCATATATCCTTTTAAATGGGTGGAGTATAATCCCTTTTGTTCATGCTATCAAATGGCGAATGGTATATAATAGTATGACATCGGAAGAGATGAATGCTATCATGGAAGCAGGCATAAATAACAAAGAACTTGCTTTTTTTTTGAAAAATTGCAGGCTCATAAACAGCCTACTCGCCCTAAAGATGAATCAGATAAAGACAGAAAAGGAAGACAAATAGAAAGTTGGTTTAGTTTTTCATCTCACAATGATAAGATTAAACACATATACGGGAATTATAACTTTTGGGCTTGGTTTAGATATTGGTATATAGATACTATCTATCAACAATCTCTAATGATAATTGACAAAGCATATTATGATTATGAATATGATAATAGTCCAAAATTAAAAAGTAACAATTTGAGTGATACTGAATTAAAAAACAGATTAGCAAGTTTAGGAATAGGTACAGACACAAAACAATAATAGATTATGGATAATATGTTAAAATATAGCGTCAATTTTGATTTAGACGAAGGTTTAAAGAAAGCCCAAGAAGACTGGAAGAAAGTCGATAAGCAGTTGCAGGCTATGGTCAGTGATAAAGGGATAAAGATAAAAGTCTCTATTCCTAATTCTAAAGATATGACTGAATTAGAACAAGTTGCAATAAGACTTCAAAAGCTTAAACTCGAGCCAATTACTCCTGAAACAAGAAATGCAATAAGAACGCTTGTGCGGGAGCTAAAGAATATGGAGAAGATATTGTTGAATATAGAGCGAATAAATAAAGGAGCTAAAGTTTATGGTTCAAGGAGTGCGGATGCTAACAAAGAAGCTATTGCTCAACAAAAATTAAATAAAGCTAAAACAGATGCTATTTGGGCAGAGGAACGTTTAGCTCAATCAAAGATTAAGACTGAACAAGCACAACTACGTCTTGATATAGCACAAAAAAAAGCAACTACTACTACTAATGCTCAAACTTCTGCTTATAATAAGCAAGGCAACACCCTTAATTCTTTAAAAACATCTCTTATGTCTTATATTGGGCTTTTTGGAGCTATACGATTAGGAACAAAAATAAGAGAAATAACAGGTACATTTGAGCTACAAAGAGTTGCTTTAGGTGCTATCATTAAAGACACAGGAAGGGCTAACCAATTATTCGAGCAAATAAAACAAGTCTCTCTTGAATCTCCTTTCATGGTAAAAGAATTAGTTTCTTATACTAAGCAATTATCTGCTTACAGAATAGAGACAGAGAATCTGTTTGATACTACTATGAGACTTGCAGACATCTCTGCTGGACTTGGAGTAGATATGCAAAGACTTATTCTTGCCTATGGTCAAGTTAGAGCGGCTGCTGTGTTAAGAGGTCAGGAACTTCGACAATTCACAGAAGCAGGTATTCCATTAGTTCAGTTACTTGCAGAGAAATTTACAGAACTAAATGGCAGATTAGTATCTACCTCAGAAGTATTTGAATTAATATCCAGTAGAGCAGTACCTTTTGAAATGATAAAGGAGATATTTGAAGATATGACTAATGCTGGAGGTAGTTTTTATAATATGCAACAGATACAATCTAAAACTTTAGCAGGGAGTTGGGCAAACTTGAAGGATGCTATTGATTTAGCTATGAATGATATAGGACAAAGTCAATTAGGACTTATGAAGACATCAATTGACAGTATAAAAGCTATACTTGAGAATTGGGAGATAGTCAAGAATATGTTAGAAACAGTAGGAATTTCTTATGCTGTTTACAAAGTAGTATTATTGGCTACTTCTATTCAGCAAGGTATGTTCTCTAAAGCATTAATAGCTACTACGGCAGCAGGGAAAGGGTTAAATGCTGTTATAGCTAAAATGATTATAGGAATAAGAGGGATTGGAGCAGCTATAAAAGCTAATCCTTTAGGATTTATATTAAGTGCTATAACTGCAGTTATTGCAGTAATAGCAACATGGGTTTCTGCTACAAAAAGAGCAGAGAAAGAGCAAAGGGAATTAACGAAGAGTATATACAAGGAGAGGTTAGAGGTAAATAGTCATATAGATGCACTAAAAGAAGCAAATATAACTCAAGGCGAACGATTGAAAATAATGAATAAAATTTCAGGATACAGTCAAGAGTTAGCCGACAGAATAAAAAAGGAAACAGAGGGTATAGTAGACCAAACAGAGAAATTAAAAATACTACTCCAAATACAAGAGGAATATAATAAGAAGAAAGAAGCAGAATTTGTTTTACAAAGGTTCTCTACATCAACAGGATTTGATGAAGTAGTTAAGGATTTCAGTGATATAGAAATTGAGTTCCAAGAATCTAAAGCAAAACTTATAGACCAATATACAGATTTTTGGAATAAATGGGATATTATCTCTGATGAAGGAATGAAAGTTGGTTCAAATAAAAAAGGAGATATAATTTGGGGCTTTACTGGAAAGGATAAAAAGGAAGTAAATTCTATTATAAATTCTCAAAAAGAATTATATGAAAAATCTCTTGAATTAAATGATTGGTATATAAAGGAACGAAATAAAGCGAATAATAGGTCAGCTCAATCTGAATTTGGTTATAGAATGGATATATTAAAAGGGGTATTTGGGGGATTAGGTACTCGTGAATATCAAAAATCTTTAGAAGAATATACTGATAGTCAAAAAGAATTAGAGGATGTTACCAAGCAAATGGCTGATAAAATATCGACATATTATACAAATATGCATGGTGATTTAAGTAAAGCAAGTATAGAAACTAAGAATAAGATTAGTGAAGTTATAATGTCTCTTCAAAATATTCCTGATGAAACCAAGAAAGACTTAATAATAAGAGTTGGTGTTCAAGTTACTGAAGATGATAATAAGGCTTTACTCCAAGATTTAGGAGGATTAAGGAAAGCTGTATATGATATATTTAAAGAATGGGAAGGAGATAATTTAGGTTCTAAATTTAATCCGATAACTATAATTCCAGAAGAGGGTGTTAATCTAACTAATTTTATATCTGACCAAAAGAAAGCATATAAAGAAGTAGTAGAGGAAATAGAAAATGAACAAAGAGCAAGGAAAAACCGTCGTCCAACTATGGAGGATGATACATTAAAACAGAAGGAGTATAATAAATCCCTAATGGAGAGAATAGCTGCAGGATTAGGTTATACACTTATCGAAAAAAAACAAACTGATACAAAAAAAGCCAAAAACGATACCTTAAAAGACGAAATATCTTTAATAAAAACAGCATACAAAGCATACCAAGAATTAGAAAAACAAATAGGTAGTGCTGGTGCTAAGAAGACTATCAAGGACTTATACGGAGGACAAACCAAGATACTTTCTCTTGTCTTTTCGGAAAAAGAGTTAAGAGAGCAGTTGTCTAAAGCTAAGACCAAAGCTAAGACTAAAGAGGAAAAGTTTGATATAGGGGTTCAAATATCTGATTCAAGTTTTCAAGAACTTAAGGACGACCTTCAAGGCAAGATTGAAGAGATTAAAACTCTGATAGATAGTGAGAAGGAAAAGATAAACTTCTACGATACTATCTTTGAAAGCACAGGAAGAGAGGATGTTGCTAAGTTGCTAACGGAGAATGTTTTTGGTGGTATAGGTAATATTCAGGATATACTCAAGAGACAAGTGCGTACAGCTTTTATCGAACCAATGAAAAGCACTGAAGAGGACTTAGATAAGTTTAGCAAAGCAATAGAGAAGGCTTTATCTGGAGCAGAGATAGATTACCTTGCTTTACAAAAACTAATATCTCAACTACCAAAGGATAGCAGGAAAGCAGCAGAGGAAATAGTTAATTCAGGCATAGAAGGTAATGCTAAAACCTTAAAAGAACTAATAGGTTCTTTAAAGAAATACGAAAGTTTTGAGGATAAGAAAAATAAGATAAAGAAAGATGCAGAGGCTTATAGGAAAAAGCTGACAGAGAATGGGATAAAAGATAGTGATGCTTTAATTGCCCAATCAGAAGCTAAAGAACGAAAAGACTTAGCTGCCCTCGCTGTAGAAGAGCTAAAAGCAAGTAAAGAATGGGTAATAGCTTTTGATGACTTAAGCAAAGCATCTGATAGAAGTCTTAGTAATCTTATAGTTCAAATTGAGAAACTTATAGAGGCACAGGCAGGTACTCTACCTCCAACAGAAATACTTGCTTTACAGAAGGCTTTAAAAGATTTAAAGAAAGAACAAGCTAAAGGTAATCCTTTCAAAAGTATCGTTGAAGGTTTAAAGGAATATAGAGAGGCTATTTTAAATCTTAATGAAGCAAGAGCTAAAGGAAATTTATCAGCAGAGGACGAAACAGAACTTATGGGCAAAGTTGCTGAAGGAAGAGCAAAACTTATTAATGGATTAAATGCTATCTCTGATGTTAGTAGTAAAATGAATACCATAATGAATGAAACTATGGAGTTATTCGGAATAGCAGAGGATAGTGAAGCTGGACAAACTATGAAGGCTTTTGCTGAATCCATTGGACTTGTTACGTCAGCTTTAGGCTTAATGTCTACTATTCTTGCTGTTATAGAAGCCGAGCTACTCCCACTTTTAGCTGTTGTTGCTGTTGTATCTGCTTTAATAGCTCTTGGTAGTTGGCTTTCAAATTCCGATGTTAGGAGTGCCAACAAAGAAATCAAAAAACAATCAAAACTACTCGATGACCTTGAGCAGAAATACAAATCTTTAGGTAAAGAGGTGGATAAAGTTTTTGGCAAAGACTTCCTTAAGAACGTACAGGAAAGACTAAATAATATTAAAGCTCAAATAGCTGTTATCAAAAAACAATTAGAGGAAGAGAGAAGTAAAGGAAAAAAAGCCGATGAGGATGCTATAAAAGGATATATTGATGACCTTAGAACTCTTAATGAGGAATATTGGGATTTAAAAGATAGTGTAGCAGAGAGATTCTTAGGTTCGGATTTACAATCTTTTTCTAAGGATTTTGCTTCGGCTATGCTTGATGCCTATATAGAGATAGGTAGAGCAGATGCAGATACGACAGAGGATATTAAAAAGAGATGGAAGAGTTTAATGAGGAGTATGATTGTCGAAAGTATGATTGCCTCTGTTATTCAAAATAGGTTTGCTCCATTATTTGAAGAGATAAATACTATGCTTAGTGAAGGTAAACTACCTACTGCGGAAGATATTAATAAGTGGAATCAACAAGGGTTAAGTCAGATAGATTTGATTAGTAGTATCTTCCCTCAACTATTAGAAGGTTTAGATTTACAATCTCTTGGAGAAGGAATGAGTGGTCTTAGTGGTCTTGCTAAAGGAATAGAAGGTATAACAGAACAACAAGCTAATGTTTTATCTGCTGCTATCAATACCCAAAACTTCTATATAATAGATATTTGGACTTTGCTTAAGAAATGGGACGTCCAAAATAATATTGGAAGTAATACTATATCTAATCTTATCACTATTCAGAATAATTACTTGCAAGAATTACCTATAATAAGAGATAATACTGCTCGTACAGCTACTGCTTGTGAGAACTCTGCTACTGCTTGTAGGGAGGCAGTAGATACTTTAAAGTCGGTAGTTTATCCTATTAATGGTAAGAAGGCAGTGAATACTACTATGAGTTAAAAATTAATTATCTTTGCAAAAATAAAATAATATGAGAAAAACAACAGAAATAGGAGGATTTAGAATAATCCTTAAGAAGAAAGAAATCAAGGTAGAAACCTTAACTAAGGATTGGGCTATGATATTTAAAGAGGGTACAACATGGTATTCAAGTTTAAATTATCATTTAGGTACAGACTTAGAGAATGTTGAAATGTTATTGACTTTGGCTTATTCAAATCAATTGATGTTATCTGATATGGATTTCCTTAGAAAATATGGAAAACTTGTAACAGATAAAGTAAATAAAAAAGTCATAAACAAAGACAAAGATTCAGAAAAAATAATTATGATGGTTGAAAAATTAAAAGAGGGAGTATTATGATGAAAAAATTTCTAAGAGTAGAAGTATACGAAAATACTTATCTATTTATGAAAAAGAGAATAAATAGTATCACTAAAGAGGATTTTACTATTTATATATCAATGCAAGAGGATGAAAGATATGCTTTCAACTTTCAATCTAAAAATGAATTAGATAAGTGCTTCTTGTCAATAATGAAACAAATAAAAATAAGATGATTAATCCGAGTAGATTTTATTCAATTTTATTTTGTATATTTGCAAAAATTATGTTACATGACTGAAAGGCTAATTTATTTGCAGATAGAGAATGAAGACCCTATAAATATTTATACAGCTTATGATTTCTCTCTTATTTCTTCCTCAAATATAAGTGGTTTTGAGCCTAAAGATGCTTTTACTTATGAATTTGCAGAAGAACATGGAGAACGATATATACCTTCTGATAAATATAAGGCTTTTGATTATCATATTGAATTAGGATATTTTGTTGATAGAGCTAATGATTGTTCTTTACCTTATAATAACTATAATGTGAATACCTTCATTGAGTCATTACAGAATAAACAGATAACTATATATAATAACTTAAAGAAAAATAAAATAGTTGGATACTTAAAAAGCGTAGATACTACTAATATAGAGAGACTTACTAACTCATCTTTAAAGGACTTATGTACATTCAGGTTAGTATTCCGTGTTAATAATCCTTCTTTATGCGATTTAAACTATGTTGAAAGTTAGATTAGGGAACGAAGATAAATTTGAGATAGAGCAATATCAGTATAATGCTCAAATCATGGGAGATGTAAATCTTACCTGTGATATTTTCTTGAGTAGTGAAGAGGCTGTTTTTGACTTAGACATGTATGTTAATATCAATAACGAAAATCTTTATCTAACTTCTGCTGAACCAACTGGAGAGAAAAATAACACAAATACTTTAGAGAAATATACTCTTTATTTTGAAAGTAAAAGAGTAGAGCTTAAGAGGAAATATTTTAGGGACTTAACTTCTAACGGTACTGGTGTTGATTGGGGTACTTCTTTTTCTTTCTATGGTAATATTTACAACTTTGCAGATAGATTGCAGATGAATTTAGATAAGTACTTTGGAACAGGGACTTATACTATAAAAAAATTACCAGAAGGATACCCGCTTACTAAGCTCTTATTTACAGCTGATAATCTTTATTTATTTGACGCTTTAAATACCATGTCGGAAATATATTATGGTCTTGAGTGGAGAATATCAGCAGAAGGTGATATTTTTAATATCGAGATAGACCCAGAAGAAGTAATTCTTACCCATACTTTTGAGTATGAAGGTGATAATATAGGTAAGGGGCTAACTCTTATTCAAAAGAATATTGATACCTCTAATATAGTTACAAGGATGTTATCAGCAGGGAGTACTAAGAATATTCCTTATGGCTACTTTAGAGATTACTCGGAACAAGGATATTTACGTGATATAAATATAGCTCCTGATTTTGCGATAGGCTTCTTTAATCTTATGCCTAAGTGTTTTAGGGATTATATTAGAGGGTATAATTATTATCCAAATAATCCAAGACCTGAAGATATAGGAAATTCTGCTTATGAAAAAGGATATATAGATAAAGCAAATGGTATTTATGACCCTCTTACTTACTACGAAGCAAATGTTGATAAATGGGGTGTTAGAGAGGGTATTGTAGAAGTTAATGAGGACATATTCCCTACTATTACTGATGTTCAAAAAGACGGATTAGGTTATGTGGATGAGGTTGTTGCAGTAGAACAAGTAAACTTTGATAACGACGAGGCTTATGAGGAATATGATGATACGGATAATATATTTAATTCTTATGATTACTGGTGGTACTCATCCTCAAATAATAACACTATTGCATCTGGTAATACTCATTTAGATATTAGTGCTGATGATGAGGTAAATATGCTAACATTAGAAGCTGAAGAATATATTTATTTTGATGTAACTTCAAAGATATTAATACAACCTAATTCCAACAATCTTGTTAATAGTGAGGTTACTTTGACTTTAGAGAGACAGAATGGATTAGTTTGGGATGAGGAGACTTCTTTTATATTCCCTTTGAATAGAGATAATTCGGTTGCCGGTGAGTTATACAGTTCGGATATTTCTAATTTCTCCTACCTTAATCCTACTACTGGAGTATTTAGGTTTTCTGTTACAACTAATGTAAATCTACTTAATCCCAATCCCATAGCTCTTAATGTATCTCATATTATTGACATTCATAATTTAAGAGTTACAAATAGTGATTACGGTAAAAAGAAACCTCTTGACGATATTAATCATATATTAATGTGCGTTAATACAAATAATTCCTCTGTTGTTTATTCTCCTAACTTTATTACAACAGAACAAGAACATGAGGTTTATATTCCTAATGCAAGGCTAACAGGTAAGATACAGTATGATAGAGATATACCTAACGAAAATAATCAAAATGGTGTTCTGATGTTTGATTGTAGTGTAATACTACAAAAAGAGATTTCTTCTGGGGTTTGGACTGATTATGAGGTTAAAAAATTTGAATCTGAATTTACTCCAATAGATTCTTTTATTATTGGAACTAACGATAGTATATTGCCAACAACAGGAAGTGCTTGGGTAGCAGGGAATATTGTAGCAGAAAAAACAATGGTTTTTAGTTCTTTAATGGAAGGTACTTATCGTTTGAAAACTGTTTTATCTATATCTAAGAAACAAATAGGGAGCATAACTCCTCTTCCTACTTTCGTAAGAGTGGAGCTTAAAGAAATGTATTACGCTTTAAAAGGTTACAAACCTACTTTCTACGTCTGGATTAAAGACGTATTCGACTTAACTCAAGAGAACCTTTACTTAACAGGAGTAGACCCTCAAATAAACTTTACAACAGGAAACCTTGCTGGAGATGAATATGTTTTTTCATTTGACCCAGCAGAGGTTATTGAAGATAATTCTAAGACTTTAGCAGGTGTTCCTTCTAAATGGAGACTAACTTGTTATAAGTCAGAAGCTGATAAAGAAGCAACAGGGTTTGCTATACCTAATACAAGAAAGCAAGGAAATGCAGGGGATAAATTTATATTCTTAGGTATTAATATGCCTTATGACCCTTATGTACTTACTGCTGAACAAAAGCTCGAGGATTACGTGAAGGATGAACTTAATAAGGTGTCTGATGTTAAGAGGGATTTCTCTTTGACTTTGTATGACCCTTTTATCTCTGGCTTTAATGATAAAGAGAAACTTTTACCTTCTAATTATATAAAAGTAAAACACGATGCTCTTATAGGAGGAATTTTACAAGTCCAAATTAAAGGAGTAACTATTACTCAAAATAAAGGGGCTGTATATCCTACTTATTCTTTAGAGTTGTCAGATAAATCCTCAATAACCCCTATCAAGCGAAGAGGTCTTTTAGGAAGATTAGAAGATACTACTGCTACTTTGCTAAGAGATACGCAGACTGCTTTTAAGGGATTAAGGGAGGTTAATGGTAGTGTCAAAAGGAAAGCTGATAATACTATTTCTGAATCAAGATATTCGCTATCTAAAGGCATAGGAAGTAATGCTCATGTTTTGATAGGAGGAGTAGAAAAAGAGGTAACTGCTATTAAAGAAACTACTCCTATTTTTAATAATTATGATGATGATGGCAATTTAAATGTTCATATAGACCTTATCGCACCTAATATAGATTTGGAATTAGAGAATAATGTTTTAAAAGCTACTGCTATACGAGCAGAAGAAGTTAATAATAATATTTATCATACAGGGGCTAAAGGTTACGAACTTAAAGCTGGAGAAACTATTACTTTTAAAATGTGTATATATACAGGGATTAGTACCAACAGAGATATATCATTAGTTTGGACTAAAAATCCTGACATGCCTGAATCTATTAGTACCGAAAATTATTCTATCTTAAATGGTTCAGTACTTAATTATATAACATCGAAATATACGGCGATTGAGGATATAGTCCTTGATGAATTAAGAATTGACTTGAATGGCTTTACTTCATTAAGTAAACTTGGAGAGGGAGATAGCTTTAAAATACTTCTTAGTAAAACTAAGTTGTTCTTGGGTACAGAGAGTAAAAAAACATCAGCTTCTTATAATGATACTCAAGCAGATATAATTAATATATATAATGAAATAAAATATATAAGAAATACTTTAGAAATTTAAAAATATAATATTATGATAAATCCATTACAAGGAAGCACAATAACGTTTAGTGGCTTCTTAAAAGACGATAACGGAGAGATAATTACAGACTTATCGCCTTATGTTTTTAGGGCTTTAATAAAGAGTAGATTTAAACCAGATGTTTTTGTTTTCTCTACTGCTTCTTCTGGAGATACTGCTATTACAGTGTCCGGAACAGGGTTAGCTACATGGAAACTTCTGCCTACTCAAAGTAAGAAATTGTCAGGAGAGACCTTATTAGAGCTTGACGTTACAGAAAACTTGACAGGAGATAAAAAAATGGGTAAAACTATTATCTTCTGCGTAGATGAAACAGTTTTTTCTCAACAAGTAAATTTTGAACTATGACATTTGATTTGACAATTAATACACAGAATATCCTAAGTGAGATTGTAACAGAGGATAATTCAGTTTCTTTTGAGGTTGCTATTGGTAATCTTTTAAAAGGACAAGGTTATACAGAAAAAGGAGAATGGGATGAGCTAACTCATTACATGCCTTATGATGTAGTACATTATCTTAATAGTGTCTACGTTTGTTTAGTTGAGAATGAAGGTTCTTTACCTACAAACGAGAATACTGATTGGGAGATGTGGTTAGATAGTACGGAGTTCCTAAATAAAAGTGAGGCTCAAGTCATTACAGGAATAAAAGAGTTCCAAAATGGTCTTAAAGTCGGGGGAGATGAGGAGATTGGTACATTTTCTCTTAACGAAGAAGATTTGACTATTGGCTTATCTATGAAAGATGGGGTAGAGCTTCAATTAGGACAAGAGTTTCTTGTGCCTATAAGAAATGGGGAGAATGATATTTTGATGAATGGAGAGATAGTTTACACGGAAACTACTATTGGAAATAGTAGCCGATTGGTTGTAAAACGTTTCTTAGGAGATGGAGATACTGGTATGACTACTATTGGTATGATTACTCATGATATAGAGAGTGGAGAGGACGGTTATGCTACTATTTTAGGGAAAGTTAGGGGTATAGATACTCGTGGTTTGAATGTAGGTGAAACTTGGCAAGACGGAGATTTACTTTATACTCACCCTACTATTGCTGGGGCTATGACTAATGTGCTTCCTAATGCTCCTAAAACAAAGACTTGTATAGGAAGGATTATTTCTGCTCATATTAACGGTAGTATTTTTATCCGTCCTATTAATGCAATGAACTTGCATAATTTATCTGATGTTGATACTTACAACTCAAGTACTTTGGTTAACAACTCTGTAATGGTTTGGAATAGTGCAGATAAGTGTTGGAAGGCTGTTGCTAATTTAGATGATTATATCCTTAAGACAAATGTCAAACAAGAATTAGGTGATTCCGAGACAGATGTTATGTCCCAAAAGGCAATAACAGAAGCAATAATGAAAGCTCACGATTACGATATTAATTTCTTTGCTTATGGAGTTTCGAGAGACTTAACGGGTGCAGGAACAACATTAACTCGTGTTGGTAATCTATCCTTACACAAGACAAGACCTATCCTTAGAAAAGTAAGAGGTTGTGTCAAAAATGCTCAAGGCGTGCAATATTACTTGGACAACAATACTGACTACTTGAAAGCAGACGGAGTAACTCCTTCTGTACTTGACGGAACAGATGGAGATGTTATGACAGAAATCCCTGAAATGTATGTTTATGAATATACAGAAGGAAATTACGAATATACATACCTAAGTGAGTTTCCTCTGCCTAACTTCAAGCGTATTCCTAAGACTTATCACGGAAGATATGAAGGAAGTTATGACACTACAACCAATCAACTGCGTTCAGTTATTAATCCAAATATAAGAGGGGGATTACCTGCAACAGGACAGAGCGTTTTCTATTATAATTCTGGTGCAATTAAAGATAGAAATTTGGATTGGAGTCCAGATAGACTATTAAGCCATTATGTGAGAGCGTTATTATTCAGAGTCCATTATGCAACTTATGATTCTCAAGCTCCGTACAACTCAGCCTTAACTCCAGAGGGGTATCTTCAAGGAGGGTTGGGTATTGGAGTTACAAATATAAACTCAACAAAATGGAGTAAATATAATGGGAGTAATCCATTTATCCCTTGTGGTTATACTGCCGAGTTAGGTAATAAAACAGGGGTTAAAGAATTTTATATGCCGTTTGAATATGACGGCTATAATACAACTGCAGAAGATAATACACAATATTATAAAGGAGTATACAATGCAAGTACTGCCTATAATGTTAATGAATTAGTAGCAGATATGGAAGATTCTGTTATAGGCAAAGGAGACGGAAAACTATATAAATGTATTCTTAATGCTCCTGCTGGTACAGAATTAACTGATACTGCGTATTTTACTTTGCAAACAAGAACAAAAACGGAAGCTAATAGGTTTTTAGTTGAAATTCCTTTTGGTCATATATGGAAACAAACAATAGATGCTATTGTAGAATTGACAGATAACTATACAACTACAAAATGTTATGTATATGATAACCCTGCTCATTTTACATCAACCAAAACAGCTAATGCACGATTTTTATGTGATATGCCTTCTGCTGAAGGATATGTAAAACTATTCAATAAATATACAATCGTTCCTTATTCAATAGGAGGTAGTTCGGGAGCTTGGGGATATGACTATTTCTATTGGCGAGGAGAAGCAGGTGGAGCTTTGCGTGGTCTTCGTTTTGGCGGTACTGCGGCTTACTGGTCTCATGCGGGTCTCGGGTGCTCGGCTTCGAATTTTTCGCCTTCGGCTGCGTATGCGTATATCGGCGTTCGCTTGTGCTGTTTTTTAGAAGGTAGTAATATAGAATAAATAAATTTAAAATATATAAAATAATGGAAAATAAAACAATAGACGATGGAAGCCTTAATTTCCTCAAGATAGAGAGAAGTAAAGAATGTCGTGAGTTTAATTGTAGAGTTATCACTCAACAAGAATTAGTAAATAGAGAGTTCTTCTTAGTGGATTTTTTGCGTGATGTTCAAACAAAAAATGGATTGAGGTACTTGGTATTTATTAAGTTTGATTTAAAAGATAGTGAAATTGAAGGAAGGAAATTCTTTACTAATTCTCAATCAATTAAGTATATCCTTGATAAGATTGAAGAGATGAATGCTTTCCCTCGAAAAGCTACCTTGAAAGGAATAGGTAATAAATATATATTAGAATAAAATAAAAAGGGTTGTATGTGTAAGCGTGGTCTTCGTTTTAGCGGTAATGCGAATAACAGGTCGAATGCAGGTCTCAGGTACTCGAATTCGAATAATTCGCCTACGAATGCGAATACGAATATCAGCGTTCACTTAAGCTGTAACAAATTAATAAATAAAAATAATACACATAGACCTCGCCGCTTGGCAAAAAATAAACTCATAAGAAATAGCTTTGGTAGCATTGAGCGAAGAAGATATTTTGTTATAGCACAAAAAGAAATGAAAAGAGTAGGAAATCTATATAATAAAATAATAAGTATTAAAAACCTTGAACTTGCTGATAAAAATGCAAGAAAAGGAAAATTAAAGTCATATGGAGTAAGATTGCACGATATGAATAGAGAAAATAATATTCTTAAACTTCATGAGCAACTAAAAAATAAAACTTATAAAACATCTGAATATAACATATTTAAGATTTATAAACCTAAAGAAAGAGATATATATCAATTACCTTATTTCCCTGATAGAATAGTACATCATGCAGTTATGAATATATTAGAGCCTATTTGGGTAAGTATGTTTACAGCTGATACTTTTTCTTGCATAAAAGGAAGGGGTATTCATGGATGTTGGAAAAAGGTTAAAGAAGCCTTAAAAGATGAAGAGAACACTAAGTATTGTCTCAAAGTGGATATTAAAAAGTATTATCCTTCAATTGACCACGAAATTTTAAAATGCCTTATAAGAAAGAAAATTAAATGTAATGACACTTTAGAGTTATTAGATGAAATAATTGATTCAGCTCAAGGAGTTCCAATAGGTAATTATCTTAGTCAGTATTTTGCAAATATCTATCTAACATATTTTGACCACTGGATTAAAGAAGATTTGAAAGTAAAGTATTATTTTAGATACGCAGATGATATGGTTTTCTTGCATCAAGATAAAAAAGAGTTAAGGAAGATATATAAGGAAATAAAGACCTATTTAAAAGATGAATTGAAATTAGAGATTAAGCATAACTATCAGATATTTCCAACTCAGATAAGAGGAATTGATTTTGTTGGATATGTATTTAGACATTCTCATACATTAATCAGGAAGAGTATAAAACAAAACTTTTGCAGAAAAATAGCTAAGCTCCAAAAACGAAAATTAAACAATAAAGAGTTCAAACAAGGTATTGCCGCTTGGTTAGGATGGTGCAAATATTCAAATAGTATAAATTTATTAAACAAAATAGCATATGAAAGAGGTATTGTATAGTGAAAGACCAAGCGTTTTTCAGACTTATGAAAATGGAGAAGTTCAGTATCGTTGGGATATTGAAGAAGTAATTTCGGATAATGAAGAAAATAATACTTCTCAATGGAAATGTAAAGAAGTAACTATTAATAGTCCGATAGATAAAGATAAGCTAACTCAAGCTGTTATAACTTCTATATGGGATAATGATTTAGAGAAGAAACTTATTAATGATTATAATGGAGCTAAGGCAGGTCTTTTTAATACTGCAACAAAAGCTAAGTATATAGCTGATTACAAATCATTTCTTAATGAGAGAAAAGCTATTAAGGAACAAATAGATATTGATTGGAATGAAAACAGATAAAATACTTCATTTACTCTTAGGCTTTATCATCGCTTGGAGATTAATAGATATTAATGCACATTGGATGTTCTCAATGGTTATTGTTATTATCTTTGCAGTGGGAAAAGAAGTTTACGATTACAAGTCTTATGGATTATTTGACTATAAGGATATGATTGCTACTATTAGTGGAGGGATTATTTTACTTCTAACACAATTAATGAATTAACTAAAACAAACACATAAAAAATTAGTATTATGTCAACAAAAGTAAACATAAAAGACGTTCAAGGTAAAGTAGATTTCTCACAAAGTGCAGAGCCTACTCTTAATACCGAGCAGAAAAATACAGCATTTGGTTTTTTTGATTATTTCTCTAAAGCAATCAATTGGCTCAAAACCCAGTTAGGGGATAAAGCTAATGAAAGCAGGTCAGTTGATTATACAGCTACAGCTACACAATTGACAACACCTGAAATACATACGTTAGAAGATATTATTAATGCTTATGGGGGGAATATTAGCCAATTATTTACTGATTTATCCAACTTAGGTGTTAAGCAATCGTATAAAGTAGAACAAGTAGTAGGAACAACAGGTACTATTCTTAAGAGTACGCACGGTGTATTATATCCTAAAATGGTTGAATTTTACGAAGATGGAGATAAGATTAGTGTAGATGTATCAATATCTTCATCAGGTGATGTAACTTGGACAAGTTCTAAGAATTTTGTTTCCTCAGATAATTTCAAGATAATAATAATAGGATAAGATTATTATGGCAAAGACGCAACCAAAAATAGATGATATTAAGGGCTTAACTCAATGGATTAATTTCTTATGGCTAAAACTTAAGGATTTATTTTCTGCTGAGGGTGATACTGCTAATGATAATTATTTGCCTAAGATTAATGATGTTGACAAGAAGTTGGTTAAGAGCAACATTCATGATGATGGCATAACTCCTAAATATGGAGTTGATAAAATATGGCATAGTGGTAATGATGGTGGTAATATAGGAAGAGATGATATTAAAGACGTGTTAGGTTTGGTAGACTATAACAATAATAATAAACAAGACATCTTTATATCAGGGTGGACAACATCCTCCCCAGACGACTTCAATTCACTTTTAGATATAGGCTCTTACAAAGTTAATGGTGCTTATTCTCATGCTCCAAACCAAAATTGTGGAACGAGTACTGTTAATACAGTTGTGAGAGGGACTCTTAATGTATTCAGGTCAGGTACTAATGATTGGGAGACAATACAACAACTCTTTTGGGTTTTAAGTGGTAAAACAGAACAGTACCAAAGAAGTTATTATGGAACAGGAGGAACAGGATGGACAGATTGGAAAAGACTAATAAAATGTGATGATTATGCTACCTTAGACAGGGGTGGTATAATTAGTGAAGCTAATATGGCAGAATTATTCAGAGCTCCTGACTTAATCCAACTATGGAACACAGACGATTTACCTTTGGTAGGTGGGAATACCTATTATCTTGACACTTTATCTATTATGGTTACAACACAAAACTCAATAGACTTAGACGGAACTGATATAACAGGTTTAAGCTCTGAGCGTCGTTATAGAGTAACGTATGAAGTTCATTATGAAAAAGTGGAAGAAGGTGAGGGAGAGGTAACCATTCGGATAGAAGATAGGTCAGTGGAACTATACTCTGTAACTGATTATATGCACGATTTTGAAATTAGGAAAAGAACTACATTTAGCGTAATTCTCACAAACATTGAGAACGTAACACCTTCTATAGAAGTAGGTTCAGAACTGAATATATCAATTCTTCATCATTGCTACCAAGTTAGCGTTGAAGAAATTAAATTTCCATTATTTACTCCGTTTACTCCAGTATAATAACTAACAGAAAACAAATAAAACTATGAGAGAAGCTATCATTAAATACTTAATTGCAGTCGGTTCAGCAGCTATATTCTATATAGAACCTACGCTTAATTTTTTCTATGCGATTGTTGCAGTAATAACTATTGACTGTTTTTCTGCTTATAACTTAAATAGAAGAGTTAAAAAGAAATACCCCAATTACGCAACGGGTAAATTAGAAAGCAAAAAAGCACTAAAAGTTATATACACAATAGGGAAAATCTATGGTGTCATATTGATTATATGGTTCATAGAGAAGAATATCCTTGAAGATTTATCATTCGAGATAACTAAGTATGTAACGGCATTATTCTGTTTTATACAGCTTATTTCAGTCCTTGAAAACGAAAGTTCTTGCAATAATGCTTGGTGGGCAAGAGCTTTACAAAAAGTCCTTATGGATAAAACAAAGAGGCATTTTGATATAGACATTGATATTGACGAATTAAAGAGGGAGCAAGAAGAAGAAGATAAAAAGAAATATGGTAAAACAAAAGAAAAGGAGGAAAAATGAAATATTTTACTTTAGATGAATTGACACGTACAAACAAGCCGATTGAAAATATTCCTACAATGAAGGAAGTTGAGAATTTAGAATTTTTGGTAGATTTAATTCTCGACCCAGCAAGAGAAAAATTAGGGAAACCTATTACTATTTCAAGTGGGTTTAGAAGCCAAGCTGTAAATAAAGCAGTTGGAGGAGTAAGTTCAAGCCAGCATACAAAAGGGGAAGCTGCTGATTTAATTTGTTCAGATAATAAGAAGTTGTTTGAAATCATAAGACAGCAGGAAAAGTTCGACCAATTGATTTGGGAATATGGAACTGACATAGAACCAGCGTGGGTTCACGTTTCAGTTACAAAATATGGTAGGAACAGAAGAGAAGTTTTAAGGTGTAAAACCATTAATGGCAAAGCAAGTTATATTAGGATGTAGTTTTAAGGTTTAAATCAAAAATGAGAATATGAGAAAAGTTTATTTAAGTTTGTTACTTATTTCTTTAATTGTGGTTGTTGGGTGCAAAACTCCAGAGCCAATAGTAATTACAGAATACCAAACCAAAACCATTAAAGAGGTAGTCAAGGATACTATAATTGACATACAGATTAAAGAAATGTACATAGAAAATAAGACTAAAGATACATTATCTATATTAAGCACAAATAATGCTTTCTCTCGTGCTTTTTGGTCTGATGGTATATTGTTTCATTCTTTAGAACAAAAGGGCATACAGCCTACTAAGATAACGTACAAAGATATATTGCGTATAGATACTATATTGCAAGTAAAAAATATAGAGGTTGAAAAGAAATTAGGTTGGTGGGATAATATGTTTATTTGGATTGGAAGAACTTTGTTTTGGGGGTTGGTAATCGGAATTGCTGGATTTATAATTTGGATATTCAGAAATAAATAGTATCTTTGCAATTAATAATACCCTCCAAGCCTCTTTAAAATGCTCAAATGGGAGGGTTTTCGTTTATGTAAAGAAAAGTGCAAAAACCTTTACATGTTATATTCTTATGTAAAGAAAAGTGCGAAAAACTTAAATAAAAAAAGCCCACCCAAATTAATGGGCAGGCTTATGATTATCTATTTACTAACATATACACATCTTTCAGTGTAATATTTTTATTCTTTCTAAAGAGATATGAGATTTTTTGTTTTCTCGTGCCTCTTTTCTTTATCCGAGTTACTTCGTCAATATAAGCTCTGATAAAGGCGTTAGCTGCATAATCTATATTACTTCTTTTATCTAATATATCTTGAACTTGTTTTGAAGGCTTGTATAATATTTCTAAAGAAGTGGTTTGTGCAAATCCAGCTCGAGTTCCATTAATTGATTTACCTGTTAATAATACTTTTCTTTCCATTATTGTTTGTTTGTTTTTTAATTACTTTATTAATACTAAGTCTATCTTTAAGTAAAACAAACATATACTAATTAATCCGTATTCATACGTTATTCCTAACGAGAATGTGTTCTCTGTGAATACTTGAATGCGTTCTGTATTACAAAGGCAATTGCATTTGTACTTATTTTTCATCTTCTTCATATTTTATTTATTTTAATTCTATTGGTCTCCATTTAATAGGGTCAGGAGACATAATAATGTCTGTTCCGTATATAGAGTAATATTCATCATCACCATTAGAAACTCTTGCTACAATAGCCATATATTTATCATTATCTGCTAATACTATCTGATAGTAATTAGGCAATTCCTCTTCAATATAAGTCCACTTTTGAGCAAATTCTACACCTGCTTTAAAAGATTCTTCTGTATTATTTATAAGACTATCATTATAACCTGCTTCATAATTGTTTTCTTCATAATTAACATTTGATAATGCCTTAGTTAGAAGAGAATTATTTATATATTCTTTTGATGCTTCTTTAATTGTTTTCATTTTACTTTTGTTTTAATGCGTTAATTATTCTCCTTTATTATGTCCAGCTAATGCAGAGCCTACATATTCTCCTTTTTCTTCTTCTTCATAATGCTTGCAAGCCCGTTTATTTAGGGCTATTATTGTTGGATGGATAAGGCTTGTTGATTTTTTTGGCTCGATACAATAATAAATAAATTTATCCCTGTATGCGTATTTTCTTTTAGTACAATCATTACATGTTTTCTTTTCTTTCATAATTTTATTTACTTAATTGTTTAAAGTATATGTTTTATTGTTAAATGAAATTGATTTAATACTTCTTCCGTATTCGCATAATCAAAGTTTATCCAATATCTTAAGCACAAAGCTATATGTTCTATTGTACCTTTTGAATAACATTCTGTTATGTCGTTTCCGTCATCCATACATAGGTTTTCTTTAACCCAGTCTGGAGTAATTTCTTCTGATTCCATAATTATTTAATTTATTGAATTTTGTATTTTTAGCGAGCCATATCATTTCCAAGATAACAATTAATTCCTGGCTTCTCAAAGAAAAACACAATTTTATTTGGTTTCTCTTCTATTAATCCATATCGTTTTGATATAGAATATATTTTGTGAGACGTATTTAATCTTTCTCTTAGATTACATAATTCATTTCTAAATTGTTCTAAATCCATAGTGGATTTATAATGATTACAACTCCGACAAGAAGGCATCAAATTAGATATATCATCAGTTCCTCTTATTTTACCCCATTTATTTAATTGTTCATCACTATCATTTCTGTATAATGGAACTAAATGGTCTATCTGCATTTCCTTTAAGGTTATGTAACAACCACAATATGCACATCTACTATTGTATTTATCATGTACTTCTTTTCTATTTATCATAAGGTAATATATTTATTTTTGATACACCATACTAAGCAATCAAATAAGCTATCTATAAATCTATATCTATAAGCATAAAATAAATTAGTTGTTTTACTATCGTAGTATGATACATCTATTCTATTTATATTTAATACAAATTCATCTATTCTTACAGGTAGTACATCTATTATATCTCCAATAGTCATAGTTTCATGATATTCTACAACTTCGGTTTCCATGAATCCAATATGCAACCCTATCAATCTTCTATCAACTATGTATTTATTTCTGTCTTTAGCTTCTATTACACACATTGAACTATATTTTCTAAAATCAAATCCTAACTCTCGGAGTTCTTTAATTTGCTCTACGTTTAATATTTGTTCTTTTAATTTCATGATTATTTAGTTTTTTCTTTATTTCTAATTAGTTTTAATTCAACTAATTTTACACCATCCGGGAGAGCTATGAACATTCTATCTTCATCATCTTCAAGATTAGCTTTTACCCATTGATAAACAAATCCACATACTTCTTTTGTTTCAAGTTTTCTTCTATTATCTGTCATTGCCCCCTTTTTTTCGTTTATCGAGGATATATAAGCTTCTCCTGTAAGAGGATTAACACATAATTTGTATTTGTCTGCTTGTTTCATAATTATTGATTATTTGAATTGTTTATTTTCTTTGGGAGTGCAATCGTAATTCTGCACTCCTTGCCTGACTTAGAGGTAATATCAATCAGTTTCTTTTCTGTAAAGAAATTAATATTAAATCTTCTCGAGGTAGCAGAGTAGTTACCCATATAGGAATCAACTTTCTCTGATATACTCCTCTCAATTACTTCTTGATGCTCTTTTAATTCGGTCATGTCTCTTTTCATGATTTTATTCCCTTCCTATTTTTGTTAATAATTCAGGGTTGTCGTGAATATTACCTATCACTTCATTTTGAGGATATGAACCTACTGTATAACGATTATTACATAGTACCAACCCCCCATTAATCCACCTGACAACATCACGTCTTATATTATAATCTGAATCAACCCAATCAACTATATCACCCTCATAAATCTCAACTCCATTTTTATCTTTTAAACCTGTGAATTGTCCGATGGTTTCAGGAATAACTTCGTAATTTGCATAACCACCCATATTCCAATCTCCTGCTTCCCATTGCCAAATTCTATGAAATATTTTTGATTCAACTTGGCAAAGCGGATTATTTCGATTATTTTCCCTCATAGAAGTATAACTACCATGCACCCACTCCCCATCATCAATTCTTTTTCCTCTAAATTTATATTCTCTTATGTTCATGTTCTTCTTCTATTAATTGTCTCATATAAGTATTTAATTTTTGTGCTATTATTTCAGCCTCTACTTCTGTACTAAAATAGTTGCCTGAATTATAATTAATATTATCAATAGGATTATTAACATCTTCAGTTTCATCGGAAAAAAACCAATCCTTTATATAAAAATTTATAAAGTAATATAACCTACCATTTTCTGCCCTCCACCTTTTAGGTTCTTGACGTTTAGGTAAGTTATTAAAATCTATTTTTGGGTATTTTTCAAAGAAAAAATTGAAATTTTTATTATTAATTACTTTATGCCAAAAATCCCAACCTTCTTGAGTATAATCCCATTCAAAACCTTTATCAGGCTGTCTTGCGACAGCTCTTCTTTCGAAAACGGAAACGTCTCTTGGATTACCTTGCTCTTCTTGGTAATCTAACATAAGTGATATAATTCCTTTTGGAAAACCTTCTATATTCCCTTTAGGAACATAGTTTTCTAATTCTTCTTTTGTCATTTCTTTATATATTTAAGATTAAAATTTCTCTGTCATTGGTTGCACTTGTTGAGCTTGCTCTTGATTTGGTGTTACAGTCATTAAGCTGTCAATTCTATAAGCCTTTAAATCTGTGTACCAACGCTCGTTATATTCTCTTGATTCAACTGAGAAATAAACCTTGATTTGGTCATCTTCTTTAACGCTATCTAAAGCTTTAATCATATTTTCACCCCATACAGTGAAACATGCTTTCTTTGGAAATTGCTCTTCTGTTTCTACAACAAAAGCTCCTTTTATCCATTGACCATTTTTACCTTGCCCTACTTCTTGAGGGAGTTTCTTTACTAATTTTGCTATTAATTCCATTTTATTTATTTTTTATTGTTTATCCTAAAAACATTTCTTTATATAGATTATAAAATTGAGTACCTACATAATTAGCTATTTCTTCCGACCTACAGCACAAGCGAACGCCGAAATACGTATCCGCATACGAAGGCGAATAATACGAACACGAGTACCAGAGACCCGCATACGACCCGATAAAATACGGATACCATTTTAACTGTGAATAGTCTTCCCAATCAGGTTTCCAACCCTCGTTTAAAGCTTCAATAATTATCTCTAATTTTCTCCTCGCAATTTCTCGAGGATATAAATTTTCATGGCTAAAGTCTTCTTTACCTAATACTTTCAGTGCATCTTCGTAGGTTTTGATTTGTTTGTAATTTTCCATTTTCTACTTTATTATTAATTCCGAATAAGGCAACCCTTCAATCATACTACAAATTACTCCCCAATCTTCTTTTAGCTTGTGATTTTTTCTTTGCTTGTAAATCGTCTTTAATTGTAGATAATTGGTTGATATTCTCATAAATAACTCTAAGCCTAAAGGACAATTGCTTATCATCGCCATAAAGTTCTCGTAAGTCTTATCGTTATTATATTTTTTTACTAACATTTTGACATTCTCTTTTGTTCTATCGTTCACATATTTATTAAAACTATCTCTTGTTGTTATTTCTGATAATCTATGCATCTTAGAACTACTATTGACTATATCTACCCAATGGTATCTTTGTAGTTCAGGAGTTATATATTGTGGATATATCAAGTCAAAAGATACTCTGATACCACATAAGAAGTTATTATGTCCATTTCCTTTAGAGGCTAATATCCTCGCTCTTACCAATGATGTCTCAAATTGTTCGTCATTATATTCAGGTGTCTCCACTCGCATAGAGTTTTGACAAGCAATAATGCTTTCTTTTAAATCGTAAACTTTTATATTTCTTATTTTCATTTTGCAAATTTACTACTTTCTTTTCTTATAAAAAAATAAAAGCCCATTTATTATATTTTTTTAACTATCTTTGCCTTATGAAAAAAAATATAATTCTCGGTGCAAGGCTATTAATGCCTGACTTTCAAAGGGGAGGTGATATATTGCCTCTCGACCAGTCTTTTACTAAGGTATGGGAGGATTCTGCTTCTAATCTTAGCTATAAAACTAAAATATTATGTGTTACTCAAAAAGATATAAACCCTGATTTTAACTTAGGTGCTAATAAAGTTTTCGCTTTTCTTGCTTACTTGAAAAAGCATATAAAGTCGTTCAACTTTGTTCTTTTAGCGGATACTCTTGACGTGGTTTTTCTTAATAAAGGGTTGTTCGAGTTCATGAAACCTAATACTCTTTATGTTGGTGATGAGCCTTGTTGTTTGGGTATAAATTGGATTTTGCAAAATTCTTATCCTTTCCTTTTTTCTAATGAATATAAGGAATGGTTTAATTCTAATAAAGATTTACCTCTGCTTAATACTGGTTTGATAGGGGGTGAGGTTTCTGTGGTTATCGATATTTTAGAGTGCATGAGTAATATGTTGTTCGACTACACTAAAGGCTTAGATATTGGAGCGGATATGTTTTGTTTGAACTACTGTGCTTACAATTCTAAATATCCAATAATACATGGAGAACCTTTTAATACAGTTTTTAAGTCGTTCGACCATGATAATACATATTGCTATGTCGCCCACAAATAAAATACCTTGTTTCCTGATATCTTATAATAGACTAACTACTCTTAAGTCTATGATAGATTTCTTAGCTAAAGAGCCAAGAGTTGAAATTATTATAGTCGATAATCGTTCGACTTACCCTCCTTTATTAGAGTATTTAAACGAAACACCTCATCAAGTCGTTCGCATGAGTGATAATTTTGGTTACAAAGTTATATGGGAACAAAACCTTCTCAAAGACGTTAATTCAAGATATATCATTTCTGATTCTGACTTAATATTAGAGCAGATACCTGATGACTGGTTCGACCTTCTAAACAAAGGACTGGATAAATACCCTGATGTAGCTAAAGCTGGATTTTCTTTAGATATTTCTAATCTCCCTTATGATAGTCCAGTCGTTCAACACGAAAGTCAGTTCTGGAGATATAGACTTGATTCTCAGTTTTTCTCCGCTCAAATAGATACTACATTGGCATTATACAGAGAAAATGTCAAAGCACATACTTATTCTGCTATTCGTTCAGATAAACCATATACTGCTATCCATGAACCTTGGCATAAAACTCCTACGACTCTGACTGAAGAGGATAGATATTATTATTCATCTATCCAAACATCCACTCACTGGTCAGCTCAACTTCTAAATTCCCTCGTACTTAATCCATAGATTAGACAAGATAGATTTAGTAAACAAGATACTCGTTTCCCTACCTTGTTTTTCTCTTTTTTTATTCATTTCCCTAAAATACTCTTCTCTATCTTTATCTGAAAAAAGTATGTTGAGGTGGTCAGCTGTATCTTGATAAGATAAGCCTTTGGATTTGCCAAAGTTGATATGTCTTAAAATCTCAGCTTCTCGTTCTGTTGGAATTGGTCTACTCTTGAAAATCTTTGCTTCTTCTCTTCTTTGTTTTGCTTCTGGGGATTCTTTAGATTCGGAAGGTCGCCCTAATCGTGTTATCTTATTCCCAGCCTTAGAGATATGAAAGCCGTTCGCTTCAATATTCTTCTTTACTGATTCTAAACTCTGTGAAGTTCTAAGGGATGTAATCTTTCTCTCTCGTTCAGCTATGGCAAAGAAAATAATATAAGTGAACTCATCTGCATTTGGTATGTCGCAACAGACTAAATTTCCTTCTCCTAATTCTTTCATAATATTCAAAGCCTCATTTAAGTCTCTAAACCTATCACTCTTTGCAAGGATTAGTTTAGCTCCTAACTCTTTTGCTTTGTTTACTGCTTCTCTCAGAAAGACACATTTACTCAGGTCTTTACCTGAATATATTTCTCTATATTCTCCGACAATCTCCCCATCCTTACTAAAGTAGTCTATTATTCTCTTTTGAGCTGCTAATCCAAGCCCTGATTCTCCTTGTTTCTTCGTCGAAACCCTAATATAGGATACATATTTTATCATTTCGTCATTTCTTTTATTGCGTCAAAGATAACGCTTATTATTATTAATATAAACATATTTCTTTGTTTTTAAATTTACAAGCTATTTTGTTCGCTCCTTTAATCATTCTAATCGTTCGACCGTAGGAATAGGCTATACAAAACCCATTTTTCTCCCATATAAAGCCCTCTCCTTCTCCTTGGTAGTATTTACCCATCGTGGTTTGTTCGAGCTTTACAACGCCTGAAACAATCTCCAAAGGAGGGCAAGACTGCGTGGCGTGGAAACAGTCCCGTCGTTCATCTGAGAAATCCTTGTAAAGAATCCAGTCTATACCGTCGTGATAAGTAACGGTACTAATTTCAAACTCGTAAAATCGTTCACTCAAGAAGTCGTTTAGTTCCTCCAGAGTAAGGAATCGTTCAGTTCCTTGTTTGTGGTTTACTTGGTACATTTTAATACGTTATCTTAAACTTAGAAGGAGTAAACCCTCTATTAATTAATTCTTTTTTCTTGTGTTGCAAAAGGGCAAAAGTCCCCTGAGCTTGTATAAATCCATCGTACCAAAGTTTACCTTCGTTCGATTGGGTTTTCTTTGTCGGCATTTTACCGTACTTATTGAAGTAGGCAAAATCTTTTATTTCTTGTTCTGTGGGCATAAGGTTATTTCTTTTATTAAATCGTTCGTATTCATGCCTAAATATTCCTTATCGTTCACTTTGGCATGGAATATTCCTTTTTCATCTATATAAGCCCAGTCAGGAAATAATCCTTCCTTGAGCAAATCAATATATAATTGCTTGTCTTTATCTATATTTTTCATTGTGTTAGTATTTAAAAAAATATTCAATTCCTGAATGAACATATATTGCGATTCTTGTTTTTGTATTTTTCTTGCATTGCCCTTCGAAAGGATTATAAAAGTCAAGACATAAACATTTTGCAATCTCAGGATTTTCTCTTATTATTTTCTTCCTTAAGAGTCTTCCTGAGCATTTTCTTGCCCCTTTCATTAGTCTCTCCCATTCTATTATATTAATAGATGTACAATTTCCTATATATTCCATTATTTTAATTGTTTATTTATTTGTTATTATTATTTTTTGCCCCCTTGCTCGTATCGCTCGAGTATATAAACGTCTTTCGTTCAAGGGATAAATTGCCGCTTTAAATGTAATGAATTATTGCTAAAATCAAAACTCCTATTGCAATCAATATCATCAATATAGATGCTATTGCTGCCTCGATACCTGAATCGTTTTTATTGTTTTTCATAAGTATAAATATAAATGTTTCCTTTACTTCTCATCTTAACTATGTTAGAATACTTTCTTAATATCCTAACAAATTTTATTGCCTCACTTAATGAAGTGAACTCTTTTGTTATTGTTTCCATTTTCTTTTTATTTTAAATTATTATTACTACCTCCCCCACTAAGGGGGAACGCTTAGGGCTTAAAGTCTATTTAACGCCGCCCTAACGGCTTATTTATTTACAATAGGATAAAACTCAATTATAAGTTTCTTACAAAATTCAACCTCACTTCTTTTGCTTTCAATCAAAATTGCTCTCTTTTCTACTGGAAAATACATCTTAGTTACTTCATTGGTATTTGCAAATTCTTTTATCTCGGCTATTCCGTTTGTTATCCATTGTTTTACGAGCTCTGGTGTTGTATCATAAATTTTTATCCCCTTGTTTAAAATCATGTTACACAACCTTAAAGAATTGTAAGCTTCTTCTTCTATGTTAGAAAGTATTGTAACTGGTTGTAATTTGCTTCTTTTTACTCCTCCATCAAGTTTTGTTGAACCTGTATTTCTTTCGTTTATTCTTCCGTTTTTCATGGTGTTTTTTTTATTTGTTTAATTGATATTGCAAAGATACAACAAAATAAAACCCATTGTCAAGTATTTATGAATTATTAACTACATTTTTAACTAAAACAATATATTAAAGGCTTGAAATATAGATATATCGTATTTTCATTTCTTAAATTGAATTGTTAAGAAAAAAAAGAGTAAGTACTTAAGACATAAGTAAATAAATATTCTCTATTTAACCAAATGAATTTAATAAGCAAAAAAAAAATTCTTAAAGGATTTAACACAAAAAATTGGCATTGATTATCAACCGTTTAAAAAATTAAATGTACGTTTTTTATTTTCAGTTTTTGAAAAATTTGCGACGTTGAGAATCAATAAGTTACGAGGGGTTTTCGAGGGGTCAGCGTTTGAAAATTGTCGCTTAACTTGTTGATTATCAAGGCTATTTTTTTTAGGGCGTTTTTCTGGAAAATAATTTGGAATTTGAGTATTTTGGAATAGTTTTTTTATATTGTTGGTTTTGGGGGTAGTTGGGGGTAACTTGTTGATTTTCAAATAGTTACGTCGATTTTGGCTCGATTTACCCTTTTTTTCGTACCTCCCAACCTTAAAAACCGCCCTGTTTTTTGGAGTGTACTGGGAATACCTGCCGTTTGAAAAATTAAACGAACGTTTTAATATTTAAACGGTTGAATTTCAAATATTTACAAGGGTAGGGGGAGTAAAGAAATCGAACGAAAAAAAGAGCCAAGTGTATCCCGAAAATTTTTTTTTAAAATAAAAATCCAAGCACTATTTTCGACGATAACAGCGAAAAACAGCCCAAAAGAGCCACTTTTTAGTCCTTAAAATAGCTCAAAAATTGCGTCATTTTTACTACACTCATGTTTTCCTTAGAGTTTCTAAAGGAAATGACGGAGTGTTGAATTTCGCTATTTTCGTAAGAGTAGAAATTTAATCTCTAAAGTAAGAAAATCGAGACCCCTCTGAAAAATTGCTACACTTCAGCACTCGCCGAGATTTCCTTAGAGGCTCTAAGACTTTTTTTGAAACCATTTCCACTCATGTCAGCACTACCCACCTATACTCATGTTAATTCTAATTAAAACACCCCTTTTTTCGCTAACTATCCTTAACATTTGATAAATATCTTAATTCTGATAAATGTATTGAAATATATCCGAAAATCGCGTTAAGTATTTTTAACACGAGTAAATTTGCGAGTATTAAACAAAAGATGTACTTTTGCAAAATGAAAAATATAATTCGATACTTAATACAAGAACTTCAGCCTTTACGGAAACATGGAGAAAAAGATTCTAAAGTAATCAAATCTACAGAATCAGACTTTTGTTTAGCATTTAAGGATGCGATAATCAAGTCTTACTTTAAGTTTGATGAGAGTGGTACTTTGATGATATTTAATGGGAAGTGTTATGAGTTTTTATCTGATGAGGATTTTAGGAATATCATTTTAAGGGTTATGGAGAATATCGAGGCAGGAAAGGTTTATATAGTTAACTCTCTTAGGGTTATATGTAACTTTTGTATCATTGCTATACGAAACTTTAAGTTTATACCTGATAGGAACTATATTTCCTTTAATAACCTTGTGCTTAACACGGAGACTTATGAGACTTTTAGTCATAGTCCAGAGATTATGACACGGAGATTAATCCCTTATGATTATAATCCTAAAGCTAAGTGTGAACAATTTCTGGATTTTATCTCTTATGTCGTTCCTAATACTGATGTTCTTGAGGTGCTTCAGATGTTTACAGGGTGCTTTCTTTTGGATAGGAGGAAACTTAAGATAGAGAACATGTGTTTTTTGATAGGGACAGGACTTAACGGGAAAGGTGTTTTTATGAATACGATTTTGAATACGCTTGGAGGAAATGACAACTGTACTAACTTTTCGCTTTTAGAGCTGATTGTGGGGAATACGGCTCTTTACAATAGAGCTAAGATGAACGGAAAGTTAGCTAACATCTGCCTTGACTCCTCTAAGACTGATTTCTCTGGGGGGGATTTTAAAGCCCTTACCTCTGGAGAACCTATCCATGTTAGGGAAATATTTAAGACCCCTTATATGGCTACGGATATGCCCTTTATGATGACGGCGGTTAATGAAGCACCGATTACGAGCGACCACTCAAAAGGGTATCTAAGGAGATTGCTTTGGATACCTTTTACTAAGACTATCCCTGAATCCAAGGTAGATAAAGGACTTGAGGCACGTCTTGCTGAGGAAAAATCTGGGATTTTTAACTGGATGTTAGAAGGGAAAAGGAAGATTGAGAAGGCTAACGGGGTATTTCCAGAGGTTAAGGAGATTATGGATATTACTCAGAAACTTAAAGTTGAGGGCAATAACATTCTCTTGTTTTTGTTGGAGAACAGCTGGGTGGCTAACTCTGAGGCAGGGTTTGAGAGAGTTTTTCTGACGGACTTGTACGGTAGGTATACTCAGTTTTGTAAGGATAACGGGCATAACTCTTTCTCGAGGATTAAGTTTGGGAACATGCTAAGACAAGAGAAGTTTAAGGAAGGGAGGACATCTAAGGGTGTTTACTTTAAGATGTATAAGGTTGAGCTTAAGGAAGTGTTAGAAGAGGACGAGATAGATGAATTTGATGGTTTACCATTTTAAATAAATAAGAGGAATAAGATTATGACGAAAAAATTTGAAACATTTTTAGAAACAAGAGGACTAAGAGAGTCTTTTTTAAAGTATTGTAATAAGGAAAGTTACCTAAATACGCCCTTTAGGGATTATAAAGATATTATCCTTAAGACACTTCTACTTAAGGATATGCCAGAAGGTGAGGACTTATGGTTTGGTATCAACAAAATTTGGAATGAAACTTTGGAGAATATGGAGACTTGTAGAAGGGCGGTAGTTTTAAGTGGATATCGTGATTCGGATTTAGAGAGGGAGATTAACAGTTATATCTGCTTAGGATATGAACTGTTTGGATGTACGGATAATAAAGTAATAATGATAAGGAAATGACGAAAAGAGAATTAGCAGTAAAGATAAGTGTAAAGATGGGTTTAAGTATCGAGGATTCTGTTGAGGTTATAGACATCATCTTTAGTTCAATATCTGAGAGTGTCTTAGATAAGAGAGAGAAAGTCAGATTTAGTGGCTTTGGTGTTTTCGATGTTACGGACAAGAAAGCAAAGAAGGGTAGGAATGCAAAGACGGGAGAGGTTATCGTTATTCCTGCGAGGACGGAGATTAAGTTTAAGAGTTCTAAGAATTTGATTAGAGATAAAGAGGAGACTAAAAACGTATGCAAATAGACTACCCAAAACTATTTCAGATAGTAGATAAGATAACCACCTTACCTTTAGAGAGGAAAGGAGACAAATGGTATGGCAAATGTTATATCGACGGAAAACCAGCCAAGCGTTGGGACAAGACGGTTGTAGAACTAAAGCCTAAAAGCATACGAATACTTGAGCAAGGAGGAGATATTATGTCTTTAGCTTGCTGGATGGTTCTTTATGGAGGATGTGGGAATTATGCTGAAGCCTATCGTCGTCTAAGAAACGAGGATAAGGCTTATATTTGCCAACAGAATTGGGTTTATGAAGAGAAACCAGTCAAGTTTGTATCTAAGGAAACCTTTAACACCCATCAAACAGTAACTTGGCATGACACACTTTATCTTTGGCTATGTTCTTTATTTAAGAAAGAGGATGTAGATAACACTTATGCTAAATACAAGGTAAGCTCCAATTACAACGGTTCTACTTGTTTTTGGTATATCAACCAAGAAGGACTAATCTGCCACGATAAGAATATAAAGTATCTTGAGAACGGACACAGAGACAAAGAAAGAGGGGCGTGGAGACGTTTTAAGACGCAACAAGGGTATTCGTCCAGATGTTACTTTGGAGAGCATCTGGAGGTAGAAAAACGGCATAAGAGGGTATATTTACTCGAATCGGAGAAGTCAGCTTTGATTATGGCACTAAAATTTCCTCAACATCTTTTTTTAGCCACTGGAGGAAAGAACAATTTGAGGGATATAGGAAAAGACTGGAAGCTACTTCCCGACTATGATGCTTACGAGTATTGGAGTTCTCGTTATCCTATCCAATGTGTTAAATGGTGGGAGAGTTTTTTAGATTACGAGGTTGGGAAGACAGATGATATTGTGGATTATTATTTGTTAAAAAAGATTAAATATTAGCATACGATTATTTTATGTTGTATCTTTGCAAATTATGAGAGAGAAAATATGCAAATTATGAGAGAGAAAATTAAAAACACAGACATTCTAAGAAGAGCAATAAATTACTCTTTAAAGAGAACATTAAAAGTAGATTTAGAGGATGTAAGAGCTTACAACTCTTTAATCGGTTCACAAAAACTAAATCGAAGTGAGTTATTAACTCATGTTCATGAAGTATTTAAAGCCAAGAACAAGGATTATGGCGACTCCTTCCAGTTATCATGTCAGAAATACGGACTAATAGCTGCAAAAGTCCGAATATCGGACAAGTTAAGTAGACTTGAGAATTTAAAGAATAGCAAGAATTTAGCGGTAGCAAGTGAGACTATTTTAGATACAATCTTAGATGCTATCAATTATTCTTTAATGACAACTTTGTATATTAGTCATGGTTTTTTAGGCACTGAATCCCTTATTAGGAGACATAAGGAATTATGTTATAGTTATTTAGAGCCAAAAGAAGTAGTAGACTATATGATAGCGTTTGAAGCAGAGGATTATAACCTTTTGACTAATAGTTTGATAGAAGAATATTGTAAGGTATGAAAAACATAGAGACAATCAAAGAAGAATTACAAGCTTTTAAAAAAAAATACGAAGCCCACGAAGTAGGTTTAGAAGCAACTGAGGGAAATAATTTATTTGAATTATTTAATAACATATTACCTGATATAGGTTGGTATAAATGGGATGACGAAAAAACAAAGGAGTTTAATTCTATCTTTGGTAATGATTTAGTAATTGAAGATGGTATACTATTATGTGATTGTACTGGATTAACTTCAATTGAAATTCCAAATTCTGTAACTTCAATAGGTGATTTTGCTTTTTCTGATTGTAATGGATTAACTTCTGTTATAATTCCAAACTCCGTAACTTTGATAGGAGAAGGTGCTTTTTCTGATTGTA